GCAAGGCAAGTATATCAGCGACTTGCTGCTTCAGTTCTTCGATCTCAACGGTCTGTGCGTCACACAGCACCTGGAGTTCATAAATCTTGCCTGTGTGAGCCTTGGCTGTCTCGGCGAGGGCACCGCGGACACCCTTCAGCTGCTTTTCAACATCGCGCTCGGTGACAGGCTTCGGCACCTGCAGGCGATGATTGGCGCCATCGAACAGGAAGGTCGAACCGTCCTTGTGATAGATGTCGCCCGGCTCATAGCTGCGGCTCTCATCAAAGCCACCGACATCTCGCTGGCCGGCAGTTCCGAGGCGCTTCCAGTGCGGGCTATCGCCGGGTTCTTCCGTGGTGTCGCAGACGGCCTGATATGAACGGCCGATGTAATGCTGAACGCACTTGCCTTCGCGATAGATACCCGGCTCCCAGGGGGTGACATCTACGGTCTTCGTGACAATGGAGATAAACCACTCATCACGGGCCACATGCTTGGCTACCTCGGCCGCATCAGCATCCTTGCCGTCAACGCCGTCACGGCCATCGGTGCCCGGCGCACCCGGCTCGCCGGCCGGTCCTGTGATCTCTGAAATGTGGTTGGCAATGATTGCCTCGACCACCTCGGAGACATCAACAGACTTGCCGTCGACGCCGTCACGGCCGGGGGCGCCGGCATCGCCACTGTCGCCTTTCAGGGCAGCGCGGAATTCATCGTCAGCCTTCAGCTGCGCGGCAATGGCATTATGGTCGGCATCCTTGCCGTCCACGCCATCGCGGCCGTCTTTGCCGTCAACCCCATCCCTGCCCGGCTCACCCTTCAGGCTGGCCCGGAAAGCCTCGTCGCCCTTCAGGGAGCCAGCCACGACCTCGGGATCGACATCCTTGCCGTCAACGCCGTCGCGGCCATCGGCGCCATCCTTGCCGTCACGGCCCGGCTCGCCCTTCAGGCTGGACCGGAACGCCTCATCACCCTTCAGATGCGCGGCAATGGCGTCATGATCGGCATCCTTGCCGTCCACGCCATCGCGGCCGTCCTTGCCGTCAGCACCCGAGAGGCCGGGCGTCAGTGCAATGCCGTCAACCCGCTTCTCCAGGTTCACCAGCTGTTCGATCACCGGATCGAGTATCTCGACGAGTTTCTTCTCGATCATGCCGCGGCTCTCTTCTGCTGCATCCTGGTGAACAGCAGCGCCTTCATCACATCGACATCGATGTCTCGCTGTTCAGCAGGCGGGGCTTCGGCACTATCAGCACCCTGCGTGTCGGTAGATGCCGGGGGCGCGGCCAAACGCGCAGCCTCGGCGTCAAGGAGGTCACCGATCTTGTCGATAGGTACCATCTGGCGCTGAAGGTATGCGGTGTTGCCGCCCTTCACCGGGGCGTAACCCTCACGGTTACGGGCTTCGTCAGGCGTCAGAAGACCGCCCTGGACAGCCTTTGTCAGGCCGTCGATGCGCCCGGCAAAGTCGGTACGCAGGAGGGCACTAACATCTAGTTCGATGTATTCATTACCACCCTTCAAACCGAACAGGCGATCAAATGCCCGCTCTGTATGCTCCAGGTATGAACCCAGCGACATCGACAGGAAGTGCTGAACTAGGATTTCAGCGTTGCTCAGAGTGGCGTGCGACAGATCGCCGACGAGCGGCGGCGGGACGCCGAACACCCGGCAGATGTCCTCGAGGCTCAACCGCTGGGCTTCGACCAGCTGCGCGTCCTGAGAGTTGATCGACAGCGGCTGGAACTTGAGGCCGCCAGCCAGCACAGGGATCTTGCCGGCAGACATGCCCTGCGCCTGCTCTTCGAAGGCAAGGCGAAGCGTCGTCATCTGCTCGCGGGTCAGCACCTGATCCGTGGAGATGATGCCGGAAGGCCGGTTCATGTTGCTGAAGAAGGTCGCCTGCGTCCTCGACAGGGACACGTTGATGCCGATGGCAAGCGCGGCAGCCTTGATGGGTGATTCCCCGACCAGAGGATGGCGCGGCGTGTGGAAGCGGAGGTGGAGGATGTCCCGCGCCGGCACGATGTAATCCGTCCCGCCGGGCGCCAGCGGGCTTTCGCCAACGGCATAGAACACCTCGCGGGTGTCCTCGTCGATGATGGGCGAGCAGACGCCACGCGGCAGCAGATGCAGCGAGTCCACCTCGAAACGGTCGTTCCGGGTCGCAATCGCGAAAGCCTCGCCGTCGAACAGCGCGGTCGCGATCAGGTTCAGGATGAAATCAGGCGAAGACTGATATGAATTCGGGTTCAGGAGAACGCGGTAGGCCCCACTGGTCCGAACCTCTTCGAAGCGGCCATTTACCACCCGGATATGCTTCGGGTAGCACTGCGACATCGCACGGGCGATTGCCATCACACAGGCGTAGACGGCCGGGACATTTCGGGCGCCGCCACTCAGCGCCAGATCGCGCTGGAAGCCATCCTCGAGACGGCCAAGCGAATACCAGTTGCCAGAGGGAGCCGCGCCATAGAACGGGCCGCGCCAGGAGCCTTCAGCCCCCAGCCCGAGCCAACTCTTGATCTTTGAAACGGCCCCCATCAGGGGTTAACCCGCAGTATTCGTAGCTGCGGTGCGCTTCCGGGTCGTCATGACCTTGGTGTCATAGGTCCGACCAACCAGCGGCTCCGCCGGATTGACGACGCCCGGATCAATCGGGGCCGCCTCGGCCTTCTGAATTTCCTTGAAGTACAAAGCGCCGACAGCCGTATCCTGCACGGCACCGGACTTGATCAGCTTCTGTGCCAGCACGTCATCACAAGCCACGAACCCAGTCTGGTTCTGCAGTTCGGGAAGCGGCTTGTAGGCCCATACCAGTGTCTCAGCCATCGATCACTCTCCTGTAAGGCTGGCCGGGGCATAATACCCCGGCCAACACATTTGCATAATTACCAGGCGCAGCCGGTAATGGTCTGGACAGCACCGGCGCGGAGCAGTGCCCAGTCGAGTTCCCAAACCGTGCGAAGCGCAGCCGAGTTCGTCTGGTAGAGCGAGCGAACCGGAGCTGCAGCCACTCCAGCGCCATCAACGATAGGCAGCGGGGTGGTATCTTCTTCGTGGATGGACGCCACCTCAGTACCCATGAAGCGCGGAGCGCCGCCAGCGAACGCGAGTTCGGCAGCGTCGATCAGGAACACGATATCAGAAGGTACGTTGGTCGAGGTGACCACCGGAATACCCATGAGGGTGTTCTGATTGGAGTCAGGGAACGTCGGCGTACCGGCCGCCGTCACCGAAAGCTGCACACCCCAAGCGCGGGCCGGATTCATAACCCAGACCGGACGGCGACCCATATTCTGGGAAGCCAGCTGCTGCAGGCGACCACGAACGTCGGCCATGATATTGGCAGACGAGTTGCCGGTCGAGGCGGCAGTGTTAGAGCCAGTCGCAAAAGTCTGCATACCAGCCGGTGAGATAGGCGAGCTGGGGATGTTCGACAGGAACATCTGGTCGAGCTTGGTCGCCGTGTCCGCGATCATGGCATCACGGATGATCTGCTCAATCGACGGGGTCGAACGCTCGAGCAGTTCCATAGTGTAGGTGCCGATGACACCCATCGACTTCGGCGACAGGGTCGCGGAGGTCATGGAGATCGCACCAACGCGGATCGGCGCACCCTCGGCGCGGAAAGCCGCAGCAAGGTTCGGATTGTCCAGAGCTGCACGCTGCGGGATCTTGATCGACGCAGCACCGTTGAACTCGTAGCGAGTCATCGGAATGCGCGGGATCACGGATTCGCCGCGGAGCAGGTCCATGAAGCCGGCGTAGGATTCACGCACCAGTTCCTGCGCCCAGCCCGGCACGTTCGTCATGGCGGGGTTCTGGGTAGCCTTGGTGACGATGCCGGCGACGGACTTGACGACTTCGTCGTCGCCGTAGCGGGCTTCGATAGCCATCTCGACCGGGATGCGCTTCACATAGGCGTCGAAAGCGACGAGAGCGGACTTCACCAGGAGGTCAGCCTTCGCGCTGTCCTTGACGCGGGAAGCGGGGTTGGCGTTGATCGCGGGAGCCTTGACGGCGCGGGCGACGGACTTCTCAACGGCGGCTTCAGCGGCCTTGAGGCGGTCCAGTTCGGCAGTCGCCTTCTCGACGGCTTCGGTGGCGGCAACCACGGCGTCCTGAGACTCCTGGGTGTCATCCATCTTGGCGGTGAGGTCGACGAGGACATCGCGGGCAGCGACGAGTTCCGCCTGCTTGGCGGTGATCTGCTCAGAGAGCTTCATTGGAGTATTCCTGCTTAGAATTGATAGAATTGAGGGCATTTTCCCGCGCTGCGACTGCCCGCTTGAGAACCGCATCCCTCTCTTCATCGCTGGACCCAGCAGTGGAGGAAGCGGAGGTTTCCGGCGTCAGGGAGACACCGAAACTCTTAGCGATCTGCATCGCCCTTGGATGGGCCGGAATACTCACAACGGAGCATTCGAGCAGTTCGATAGACTTGAAATGGATACCACCGGTCTTGTTCGGCTCGCCCGAACCGCGAAAACCAATCGAGGCACCCAACGGGACGCCATCTGCGATCAGCGTCTTCGCCATCTGGGCCAGCGAGGTGGATGCGAACTTGATGTAGCCCGTCAGGCGGTCGCCTTCGGCCTTGAGGTTCTCCCAAGTGCCAATCGGGCGATCCGGGTCATGTTGCCAGAGCGCAATAAGCTTCCGGGTATTGTTAACGACGGACTTGTAAGCGGAAGGCTCAATAGTGTCCTTGACGCGATCAGGTGTCGCGGCAGACATCACGAAGCGGGCATCAAATGCCTCGCTTTCGCTCTTCTCAACGGTTACGGGGAGGTGCTTGATGTGCATCCGGCCGAACCTTCATCGGTTGAGCCGGTTTTATGAACTTTACAGTTCCACCGTTGCGTTCAATTTTTCCGGGGCGAATGCGCGTCATACGTAAGCTCCGGCACGAGAAAACGGCGACGTATTATCAGCATAATACACACTGATAACATTCAAAGAAAATCTATTTAGAGCGTCGCCCATATTTTGCCCTTACGCCGGTTTGCCGCAAAAGTCAAGCGTTATTTTTACGCAATCCACCAGCTCAGGTCGTTACCTAAAGTTTCAGCCCGGCCATCGCTAACCGCGTAGGTAGCCATTATAGCGGCGATGAGTGGGTCGATGCGCTGAGTTGCTTTCGCCTTGCTAAGTTTTACGTCGCCGACATCATTTATGACCGCCACCGCATTGGCCGCCGCCATATTAAGTAGGGGATGGTTACCATGGCAAATGCGACCCTCAAGCATCAACGAAAGAAAGGCTTCAGCTCGCGGACTGAACTCCTTGAATCCCTGACCAATTGAATTCCAAACCGCCAAGGAGCCGAAACCTTCTTCCTCGGCGACCCGCTTAAAGTCTTCAATACGCCACCTATCAAATTCCACCGTGGAGAGTGCAATACCTAGATCGTCAAGCCGAGTCTTTAGAGAATCTATAATCTGCGCGTAGTCCATGCTCTCGCCACCAACCGGAATCAACTGACCCTGCGTAATCCAAGCGGAGTATGGTGCCCGGTCACGACGACTGCGCTCTTCTACCCCATGTGTCGGGCAGAACACGAACGGAAGCAGATGGACGTTGCGAGTAACAGGATCCATGGCGGCAATCACGGCCGCCGTGAGGTCGTTGCGAGCCGAAAGGTCCAGCCCAATAGAAACCGGATTATTGCGAAACACCTCTAAGTCTGGCGGCGAACTGTTCTTGCGCCAAACCTGCGGAGATAAAAACAGATGCTCCTGCGCCACCCGCCGATTCAACAGCAGATTCTCGGCTCCGGCAGCCATGGCAGGTAAACGCTTAGCCTGCTCAAGCTGGTTGGCAAGATCAGACTTAGAGCGGAACACACCAAGACCGGGGTTAGCCATACGCATACCCTCAGCATCAAGTAGATCAAGTTCTTTAGGAGAGGTGTAAAGATGACAAACGGTATGAGGGTCTTGAGAACGCACCGCGTCGTCAATAAGTATAGATAGAAAGTCTGCATCAGATGCGGCCTGCGTGGAGATAGTAGCGAACAGGGCGTCAGAATACGAACCCTGAGAGGTGCGTAGCATCTCCGTATACTCGGTGGACGGACCCTTGATCTGTCCGCTTTCGTCCAACACGATGTATTTTAGCGAACGACCATGACCCGTCTTGGCTTCGGCACTCATCGCGTAGTAGGTCGTATTTAGGGCCAGACCCTTTATCTCTTTCGTGGAGGGTGTTACATGTAACACGTTCGCTACATCAGGCGACTGCAAAATCATCTGATGCATCATCTTGAAAACGAGCGAGGCCTGATCGCGGGAGTTAGCGGCCGAGGCGCAAGTGATGTTCGGCTCGGCCAGCGGCCCACACAGCACGGCCAGTATAAGCACCGCCAGCAGGAAGGATTTACCGTTTCTGCGAGCGATACTCAGTATGGCTGTGCGGGTCCCTTTGGGGTTGTCTAGCACCGCCCGGAGCCAAGTCTCCTGAAATACATCCAGCCGGATAGGCTGACCCACGTGCTCACCATCCGGGATACGTAGGTGACGCTCTGCAAACAGAATTACCTTTTCTGCCCGCGTCAGCTTGTTTGGGTCGGTGATCTGGCGGAAGTTGCGCGGCTTGGGTGTCGGCCCGCAAACTATCGCGCGCAGCACGTAATCTGGAAGAGCAGCCATAAGGTTAGTTGCGGGATGCGATCAGACTCAGCGGCCCCTTAGCCTTAATGGTTTCGATCGCTTTCTGGTCTTCCTTGGCGTTGGCCTGAACGGTCGCCTTGGCGCTGGTCGTGGTATTCATACTTAGCGAGCGGATCAGAGAAAGTTGCATGCTGAGTAAAGTAGCGTAGACTCGGGTGTTGGCGTTCTCGACCATCGTACCCCGCTGGTTTTCTACGACGTAACCCTCTCGCTTCAGGGTGGCCTTCACATCGCGAATGGAAATCTCCAGCTCGATAATCTTGACCAGCATAACTAAGTCATGAGGCAGCCAATCTGACCGGGATCGGGCGGCGGTAAACGTGCGCCAAAGCTCCTTCTCCATGTCGGATTCAAACTTTACTCCCAGAGGAACTGGAATCTCCTGACCTATATCCGCAAAAGCCTGAACCGTACGCTCAAGGGTGCCAGCGCCGGGACGTTGAGGTTTGCGTTCGGTAGTCATTATGCGGTTCTCCAAGTTTGGTTATATTATATATTTAGGGTGATTCGTTGAGGAAGTCAAGGGGGTAAAGTCGAAGTTTATTGTTAAGCCACCTAAAATGGGGTCCGAATTCTAGTAAGCACAGTCAAACAAATGGCAACAACGCGGTTGGGATCAAAAGCCGGTAATTTGACACCTCCCCCCCCACCATATATAGGCCCTCCAGTCCTGCGATTTAAGGAGTATAAGAATAAGGTCAGGACTTACGCGCACACTCCGCAGCCCAACAACATCAGCCACTTAGCGCCAACTGTCAGGTAGGCCATCAAGACCCACCGGCTCCTTGACATTGTAGTCTACGTGGGCGGTCTTGCGGTTGTGACAGGGAAGACACAGCACCTCAAGGTTGTTTAGGGTATCGACCCCACCCTTACGACGCGACACCACATGGTCCACCACCGGCCGCGACTGCCCAGCCTTGGCTCCTCTCACACCTGCACCGCAGTGCGCACAGCGCCAGCCCGCTGCTCGGAGTGCTACCAGTCTCAGTGCTTCCCATTCTTTGCTCAGGTAGTAGGGATCTGCGACCTTCATTTCGCCCTCACCAAACACTCTACCGAAGAGCGTAGAGAATCCCTATCGCACCATACACCCTCTACAACCCCTAGGCCCAACCCGACAAACGCCCTCCAGCCTCCTCCTCGTTCCTTCTCGCCCACGGCCAACAGCGTCACCAACCCCTCTTTCGCCGCCTGACGGTGCCACACCTTCTGGGAGGGTCTAACCTCAGACATTTGTCCACCCACAAATACCTTCAGCTCCACCGGGATCAACCGACCATCCACCGGCACCATCAGGTCCGACACCCCGACATCCCCACCCCGACCCGGTTCTATGCGCACCAGCCAGCCGTCCCATGCTTCAACGAACCACCGCTTGAAGGCAAGCTCACTCATACGGCGGCCTTTGGGTAAAGCTCAACGACCTTCACACCCCGTTTGATGTGCTCTGAGCATCTACGATTTGGGGATCCGAACAACGGCATGCTGAAATCAAACTTCTTACCACACCCTGCGCAGTGTGACCTCAATCTGATCGAGATCCCATCTGCGTCCTCAACTCCCAAGAACTCGTAACCCTGACCTTTGAACTGAAGCTCACTCATGACATCTCCGGGGTCTCAATAGCTTTCAAGTCAACCTCCAAAAACCACCAACTTACCATCATCAGAAATCACCGTTTAATTGAGACCCTGTCCTTACAGGAGAGACACCGGGGTCCTGATTGGTATGGGCACTGGTGTGACCCATACCCAAACCATTCAGGACTTGCGCCGGGGTCCCAAAGGGTCTCAATAGGGGTCCTAATTGCCTCCCATCTCAAAATTCTGCGCCCGAACAGCCACGATGCAACCCGGCACATCTATGTCTCCATTCACCTCAAACAGGCGACCAATCACACCCTTGAACCACTCCTTAACTTCTGACTTACCGCTGGTAATGCGAGCCATGGATCTCAGCTGCTCCATATTCACCTTCTTCAGTTTCTCATAACCTTCAATCGGACCTTCAGGCTGACGACCCGACTGAATGCGCACTACCAAGCCTTCAAAGCCTTCAGCCCGCGTATCGTTTGCAGCCTCTTGCAAGGCATTCAACACCGCAGCCTCTCGAGCCTCTAGCGCACGTTCAGCAACAGCCTCTCGAGCCGCCTCTACGAACTCTATACCCTCACTCTCAGCCACAAGGCGGATCTTGACGGTATCCACGTAAGAAGTCTCAAGTCCACCAACAGCACCGATTACATGATGTTGCGTTTCAAACGTCTGCCGCTCGGCGATGATCCAGTCATAGCGAGCTGAGTAACGCCGCTTCTGAAAGCGCAGGAAGCGATAGTCCCGCAAACCGTCAGCAACCTCACGACCAATGGCTGCGGTTCCTTCAACGTCACCTTTCCAAGCAGAAGCGCCGCGAGCATCGAGGTCAAACACCGACACATCACGACCAGCTTTAGCCGTGTGCGCAATCAGCCACACCGGGTAGCCTCTCAGCACCCGACGTACGTTGGCGATCAGTCTTGATACCTCGGAGTTGTCGTTCTCGCTTTCGATTTCAAAGTTGGCTGAAGTAGTATCAAACACGATGAGTGGTCGGGCATCATATGCACCGCCCTCTACCTCATTGCTGAACTCCGTATCCTTCAACAAAACCGGCAGAGCCTTATCCCAGAACTCAGGTCCTGCACGCCGGGAGTAGTAGACCTTAATCATGTCCCGGACTACAGCCTGATCCGGCTCAAGCAAGCCGTTTTCCCGCATAACTTTCAGAATATCCGTTATCTGTTCGGGAGCTTCGGCAAACCATAAAACACGCCGCTTGATATGTGTTTTTAGCGTTTCATCCGGGTTGATCATCAACCCACTCACCACCGTGGCGAGAGACGCTAAAATGGTTGATTTGCCGCCACCGGGTTGACCCGCAAAGGCAAACGTGCCGGTGCGTATGAAATCGTTAATTACGTACTCTTTGGGCTGGTTTTCTACTTCATCGCTGACGTTGAATTGGCGCGGCAATTCGACATCTTCATCAGGATCCTTAACGTCAACAAACCCGTTTTCCTTAGCCCGGAAAATAACCGTTCCCATCTTCTGTGAATGTGGTTTGAGAGCTCGCCATGTGCCCTCTTGATCAACCGGGTCGTACTTGTCAGACCGCTTGGAAAACTCATCCCAGAGCTCCCGTCCGGCATCGCCGTACCACCGCAGACCCTGACCGACCATAATCCACTCAGCACGGTCGTTGTGGTCAATTTTCTTCAGCACCTTGCGGAAATACTCACGCTCTTTGTCTACCAAGATATCTTGATAGTCGTCGTCAAACGAAACGTCTACCTTACGGCTATTTCTGTCAGGTCCGACGAGACGGTCAAAGGTGTCCGACACCTCGGTAAAGTACTCAGCCGTACCAATACGCTCGCCGGTTATGCAAACGTATCTGTTGGTGTTGAGAAACAGCTCTATTTCGCCGTCACCTCGCTTGAATTTACCGGAAAAAGTTTCACGCCCCTTTACGAAGCCGAAAATCTTAATTCCGGTACGGCTTGGCGACACTTCCGCGTATGAGCCGCACTCGTCAACGATTTCTTGCGCCCAGTCAGCGACAACCCCGTTTTCATCGACACACTTGTCGAGGTCAATTACGGCCAGCCACTGTAGCCCTGAAAGCATCAGCCCGAGACCGCGAGCACCGGGTTGAGCCTGAACCCTGACCCGTACCTGTTCTAACGTGTCCCACGTGCTGGGATCATCTGAATGCGCCCATTCCTCGCTGAACGCACGCATGGGTGGTTTGGTCCAATGACCTTTGTTTGAAAGCATCCACGCCCAAGAGCACCACCTCTTTTCATCCTTGTACCGCTCAAATGCGACAGGGAAGTTGAATGCGGGGACAACCGGGCGGATGTCTTTTGCATCCTTGTCAACACGACGCCGGGCCTCATCAAAATGGATAATCTCAGCCATCAAACGTACGCTCCGCTCTTACCGAAACGTATCGGTTTTACCGCTTGACTTCCGGCGTTGCTGCCGCTAAAGTTATACCCGGTCATTAAAGTCTCCTTTGGGTTGGCTTTCAAAGTGTCTTTGGTGTCCTTCGCAGCTAACTATGACCCAGCAATCCCTCCCGGTTCGCTGGGTCTTTTCTTTTGATGTGGCTGTTTTCAAAGTAGATTTTCCTTTATAAGCTTATCCACACCTACGGCGCGGAACCCGCTACTTTGCCTCGGTTCAACCAAAAAGGCAACCCCCAAGGGTAAATTATTTTTCTGCAGAGGGAACCTTTTACCACCTCGGGCGTTGTAAATTGTTTTGTGCCCGCTAAAAATAATTTTACGCCACCCAAAAATAAAGCTTGACTTCTGTTTCTAGCTGCCCTATATTACAAGTTACGGTGATCACAACGACACCGCTGATAACGGAGAACCACGATGACCAACACCACCTTCACCGCCAACGAAATCGCCGCCCTTAAAGTTATCTTCGCCGATTGCCTTGACGGTATGGGCGGCAGTTCCTGGGAGGATCTTGAGAACGACCCCTACACTTGGTGCGACGCCAAGACTCTCGTTGCCAACGGATGGTCCAAGCCCGAGGCCGCTGGCACTTTTTCCGCTCTCGCTGCTAAGGGTGCTATCGATGAGGTTGAGAAGAATGAGTGGGCCTTGAATCTCACTCCGGCAGTTCGCGCTGCAGTCAACGTCTAACCGGGGAGCCCAAGCTCCCCATTTTCAAAGAGGATATCCTTATGACCGTCAAAGACCGCATCAGCCCGGCCAACATGATTATCGCCGAATTTCTTGACGTAGACATCAACGAAGTCACTGAAATGGTATACCAGCCGACCATCTACCGCACCCCTCGCGTCTATTCGTGGGACGATGCGCCGTGGTCATACTTCTGCTGCCCACGCCCCGGCCAGAAGCCACCCAAGGGTTTTCAGTGGGAAATTGCCGGCTACTCATGGCGCGAGGCTAACAAGAACCGCCCCGTCTACGGGGTTCGTTACGAAAGCATGAAAGGATAACGAATATGAACCTTTTCGCCTATCGCCGCGTAAATATCAAAACTGAGCTTTCCATGGAGCAGTTTGAACAGCTTCACGCCGACGTAGCCAAGGCGCGTGAAACTACCAAGATGGTTTACGTGGACAAGGTTGCCATGCAAACTTTACTCCGCGATTACTCTCGCCTTATCGACCGGCTTGAAAAGCTGGAAAAAGAAGAAGGTATGAATTAGTTTATTACCTCGGGTATGTCAACCTCGAGGTGGCCCCAGCCAGCAGGTGGGCCTAACAACAGCTGGCCGCAAAGTAGCGTGGGACGCGTCCTCCCCCACGTTATTAGCAGGGCCGACCGGATGTGTTTCCCTTTTCACATCCGGTCGATCACCCTGATAAATTATTTTTAGCTGGCCCAAAAATAACACTTGACTTTTGTTTCTAGGTTCCCTATATTGAGGTTACTGAGGCGATGAGGCCTCGGCTGATAACGGAGAAACGACCATGATGACCGCCGAACAAATCCGCGCCCGCATCGAGGCTGACCTCGAGCTGACCAAGCGCAAGGTGGAGTTCCATCTTGCCGAATTCCGTCACGACTTTGATACCGTCAGCAATAAGATTTGGGCCGTCAAGGATGCCGAGCTTTCCTCCAGGGCTCGCACCCTCGAGATCCTCCTCCGCCAGATCGACCTCGGCTAACCCCTCCCAGAAAGGAGACTCTTATGACCCGTAACGTTATCCCCCTCCGCGTCAACCCCTTCAAGGTCTCGTATGTTAACGAGCCGGCAAAGTCGGGTATGATCGCCGACACCAAGCGTGTTTTCGGTCCGGATGGGGAAGACAGCCGCTATGCTGTGGCTCCGGTTCACAGCCGTATCGGACAAGATGTTGTCTGGTTTGTCTGGGACGCTGAGCAGCAGGATGAGCTCGGCTTTGCCAAGGTGATCCGTCAGGAGGACAGCTTTGAGGCTGCCGTGGCGGGTCTCATCTGACACACCGGCTGGGTCAGTCAAAATAATTTGGCTGACCCAAAATAAGTGTTGACTTCTGTTTCTAGCTAGCCTATATTTCATCTTACGGTACACGACACCGCGGATAACTGATAACGGAGACACGATATGGCCCGCATTAATGACATCTACCGCACCCGCACCAGCTACTTTGACAAACTGATGGAAGATGCTTGGAGCGTCGGTGAAACCAACGACTGCGCTGTCAAGGCGATTTGTGTGGTCACCGGAGCCGAGTACGCCGACGCGCACACTCGTTTAGCTGCACGCGGTCGCAAGAAAGGCCACGGCACTTACATGTTCGACACCCACGCCGTGATCCGCGACCTCGGTTTTAAACTGGAGCGTATGTCCCCCGGCGAGTTTCAGAAGAAGTATCCCCGCTCCAAGACCGGCGGTTACGTTTATAAGCAGCTGACCACCCATCACGTAGACCTCTACCCGGAGGCTTGGAATGACGGTCACGCCTACCTTATCCACACCTCGGGTCATGTGGCCGGTGCTCTGTGCGGTAAGCTTCACGATTGGACTCGCGGTCGTGCCAAGCGTATTGAATGTTTCTATCGCGTAACTAAAGTATAAAGGAGCCACTATTATGAACTTCTTTGTCGCGTCATTTCACAACCCTAATTTTATCATATCGTCAGCGTATCAGACGTTTTCCGAGGCCATGCACGCTGCCGAATGCATCAGGGTGTTTACCGGGGAACCTTGTCGGGTGATCCGCGTTGCATATCTTTGGGTGACCCCGTAAAATAATTTTACGCCACCCAAAAATAAAGCTTGACTTTCGTTTCTAGCTGCCCTATATTACAAAACACGGGCGGCGATGATGCCCTCGCACATAACGGAGAAATAGAATGAACCGCGAATTTAGCATCACCGCTCCCAAGACCTACGCCAGCAAGGACAACGCTCGCAAGGCTGTGGCTAAGATCGGTGCCGAAAATCTCCGTCACTTTTACATGCAGAATGACGAGGGTCGCTGGTTTCCGGTGTTCGTCGGTCAAGAAGCTCTCCAGGCTGGTATCCACTTCCACTTTAATATTGTAGGCTGATCAATCGGGGGAGCCTTGGCTCCCCCTCTCAAACCTCACATAAGGAACAACGCATATGTCAATCGTTAACATTTACGACAGCATCAAGAGTCAGCATGCGCTGCGCAACGTCACTGCCCAGCCGGTTTTCCTCGGCGACGGCCGCCCCGTTCAGGGTAAAAAGGCCATTGTACTCGCCGACACCGGAGAGGCGATCTCTGTTGTTAGCGACCGCTACAAGGTCGTAAGCAACGAGGAGGTGATGAACGCTACACTGCAGGCTATTGAGACGGCTAAGTTGGACACCACCGACGCAACAGCCTCGGTTTCGTTTTCTAACAAGGGAGCGCGTACCATGGTTCGCATCATGCTTCCCGCTTACTCGGTGCTTTCCGGCACCAACGAGACCAAAATGGAAATCGTCACGCTGAACTCCTACGATGGCGCATGGAAATATAGCAGCCGTGCAGGTGGCATTCGTCTAGCGTGCATGAACGGTCAGGTCATGGGTAAGATGATTGGTTCGTACTCGCAGTTTCACAATCAATCGCTGAACGTGCAGCGCGGAGCGGAGAATCTTGTTCGCATGATCGGTGATTTCTCTAAGTCGCAGGATTGGTTCCTTGCCATGATGAACCGTAAGGCCGATATTGACGATGTTCGCACTCTCGGCTCCAAGCTGCTTAATTTACCGACTGTGCAGTTTGACGAGAGCCGTGCTGGTAAGCGCCTGCTTTCCCTCTACGAGACGTACGCTCGTGAGATGGGCGCCAACGCTTACGCTGTGTACAACACGTTCACGGACTTCATTACCCACCGCTCGCGTCACAAATCCGCTGTGGCCTCGAGCCGCCTGATCGATGAAAACACTTTTTCTACCAAGGTGCTTTCCTCGAATCTGTTCCACTAAACCCGGCGGGAGGCTTCGGCCTCCCACCCCCACTTTTAACTTGTAACGGAGAATGAAATGACCAACGTAATCAAAATCACCAAGTCGGACAAGCTTATGCCCCAGCAGCTTAAGCAAATTGACCGTATCGCAGAGCTTCTTACCAACCTGAATTGTGAATTCCGCATTCGCACCCCGGAAGGGTATTGCTTCGACAATATACTTTTGAAAAACCGGGGGAAGGGTCATTTGTCTCTCGATGACTCGGCAACCACAACCCACACTGAACAGAAGCCACGTATAAAGCGCGGTGAGATGAAGGCTTACCTCGATAATATCTTGGGCGGTATCAAGCTTGGAGAAGTTCGCGTTATCCCGATAGGTAAGTTCAATGGTCTTAACGGTACGTTTTCCAACTATGTTTCAGGTTATGCGTCAAGAATTTTCGGTAACGGTAGCTACTCAGTTTCTTGGGACAACGCAGATCGCAGCGTCTTGTTTCACCTCCATGGAGGTCTTTAACAATCGAAGGGGGAGGCTTGAGCCTCCCCCATTTACCTCACAAAAGATCCACGATGACGTCGAAATAAATGTCTTCAGCCCCCAACCGACGCTTTCGGATGTCGTTCGGTAAGTTGCATAGCGAAGAAGCTAGACTAAAGATATCAGAAGCCCAACGCAAAAGATGGGCAATAAAGAAAGGTAAAGTTTGATGGCTCTCCCTACCCCAGCAGACCTCGACCGCCTCGCCGCCAAGCTCACGCCTTGGGAAAACCCGCAGGGTTTTTGGTTCAAGCGAGAAGACAAGTTTGCCCCGCTCGGTTACGGTGGCCCGAATGGATCAAAATTACGTCAGCTAATTCACCTCTTTGCCCGGCACAAGGGTAACGCTACGCATGTGGTGACTGGTGCGAGCATTCAGTCTCCGCAGCATAGCATGACCGCGTTCCTCGCTGCCGTGCACGGTCTCCCCTCCCTGCATGTCGTCGGTGCCACGACGCCAGAAACCATTATGCGTCACCCCAACCCGCTCATCGCCGCCGGGTTCGGAGCCGCGTTTGACTATATCAAAGTTGGCTACAACCCGGCTTTGCAGAAGCGTGTGGCAGAGCTCAAACGGGAGATGGACGCAGCCTTCGAGGTGCCGTATGGTATCACGCTCGCTACCGACCTCTCCAGCCCTGAAGACCTCACAGCCTTTCACAGCGTTGGAGCGGCGCAAGTGGCGAACATCCCGGAGGAGGTGACCACGCTTATCGTACCGGCGGGAAGCTGCAACTCGCTAACCTCTGTCCTGCTTGGCCTCACAACGCACAGCAACAACGTGCAGAAGGTCGTCAGCATCGGCATCGGTCCCTCCAAGATCGGCTGGGTGCGTGACCGGCTGCGCAAAATGAACGTGGACCCCGACCGGCTCGCGTTTGAATGGAACCACAACATCTCCCTGCACGACAGCGATTATGCCAAGTACGGGGACCGTATGCCCGAGACGTTCGCCGGTATCAACTTCCATCCTACGTATGAGGGGAAGATGGTGCGGTGGATGAAGGAGCACGATATCTTCCGCGCCAACGCAGACTGTGGCTACGGCTTCTGGATCGTTGGCTCTGATAGCAACCCAGAGGTATGTCGTCCTTTCTTTACGAATTAAATTCGCACTGCCTAAAAATAACGCTTGACTTCCTCCCCCGGTGCGCCTAAATAAGGTTCATCGGGGGTTGGCCCCGCGTATAACGGAGATAGAATAATGGCTCGTAACACCACTGGACATTCTGGCGAGAAGTTTGTTGAAGCTATGCTCGGTTTTCAGGGCTTCACGGCTCTCGTCGCCCCGGCGGGCAACCCTAACTGGGATATCATGGTCGCTGAAAGTGGTAAGAAAATTTCGGTAAAGGCCTCTAACTCGTCCGGTTTTGTAGCTGAGTTTTCAGCTACAGACACGTTCGATGTTCTGGCCGTAGTGGATGCATTTAATTCACGCTATCCACGTGTATGGTTCATCCCCCGCTATATTGCGATCAAGCTCCCCACCGTAGGCGGTAAGGTGCGTATAAAAGCTTCGGATTTGAATTACGATCTTGCTCAGTTTGAAACCAACTTCGATGTCCTCTAACGGAGACCCCATGACCACTCACTGGAAAATCCTAAACAAATATCCGTTCGAGCTGATTCCCGGCGAGGCTAAAGAGATGCCCGATGGAGATCTCTCATACTATGAGTATCTGAACGGTCGCTGGAAGGAGACTGGCAAGAACGTGATGGCTATCGCGTGGCTGCTGCGCAACTTCCCGCAGGGTCTAAAGATTATCGAGCCGTTCGGCGGCTGTGGCGTGTTCTCGGTGGCTATTCAAGAGATAATGAAGCCAAGCTATCATCGCATCGGCGAGCTGGATGGCGACTGCTACAAACAGCTTACGCACGTTATGTCTCGCTATCCCAGCGCCGCTGTCTTCAACGATGATGCCCATCAGACCCTCGGCACCATCGCCGGGGACATCTACGTCTGCGACTTCCCGTTCTTCACCCTGATCAAACACGAGACCGGGTATTGGGTTGAGGAGATGAAGCGTATAGTCGCCCAGCGTCCACGTGCTATCCTCATCACGGATGGAGCAAGCTGCCGTTACCACTTCACGGCTAAGGCTCTTTCCAACAGAGGCTACCCGGTCACCCCGGACCGTGAGAGCTACGCTTATTGCTTTGACCAGATGATGTCCCGCACATACGACTATCACGTGACCGGGATGGTCTATCACGGCACATGTTTCTACATCCGAGTTGAGCCCGAGCCTCGTGAGATTGAGTTCCTGAAGCTGGAGGCTGGCTCGGGCGTCAACGGTCTGCGTCCCGACCCGAAAGGTATTTGACATGACCATAGATTATCGCCCGCACCCAACCCGCGTCATGTACTGCGAGGATCTCTACCGGGTCAACCTCGAGCATGGGATCATGCCGGGTCTCGTCTACCTCTACATGCCCGCTCTCAAACAGACCCTCAACTGGTCTGAGGAGCGTGCGCTGTGGTTCGCCTTCATCAACGGTATGACCCAGAACCCGCTCACCTCTCTGCTGATCCTTGAGCAGCTGCCGGATGTACCCGACCCCGGCGACCCCATCACCACGTTTGACGAGTGGTTCAACCGTGAGTGGCCGCGCCTCTTCTTCGACACCGACCGGCTGAAGAACAAGCGCAACACGATATCTGCGATCAAGTCCTACGCCAAGCTCGTCGGCGAGTATGGCTCGCAGCAGCTTATGCTAGACAACCGTACCTATCCCGAGCTCTGGAACATCGTGTCCAACGGCTACTACAGCTTCGGTCGCCTGTCCACGTTCTCGTATCTTGAGTACGTGCGGATCATGGGTCACGGATCCATTTGCGCCGACCTTATGGTCTCGGACAAAGGTGGCTCTAAATCCCACCGCAACGGTTTGCTGTTCCTGACTGGTCTTGACCATATGGTTAATGATCCCCGCGCTAAGAACGGGTTTGATGGCAACTATCAGGACTACGACAAGATGTGCGGCTGGCTGACCGAACAGGCTAACGAGTTCCTGCGCCGGTTCACCGCTAAGCACACGTACCAGCATACCGGCTACTTTACATTTGAGTCGCAGCTATGTCAATTTAAAAATAATTTCTTTGGTCGACGTTATCCAGGATGCTACGCCGACATGGCGTTTGACCGGCTATTGAAACATGAAGACGCGTGGGGAAAGGACCGAGCGACGAAATTGATTTGGGATATCCGCACATCTCTTCCAGACTGGCTGCGTAACGAGGCTAAGAACGACAAACTGTCTATACCGGACCGGGCCAAGATCTTCCCGCGCACCGGCTTCCCGTACAGAGGAGAACATTTCCTGTGAACTCAACCCTCAAGCACTTCATAACCGAGCGCGAGGCCATTCGTGTGCGCAAGGCCTCGGGTCAGCCCGCACCGTGGACAACCGACCCCATTTTACAGCAATATCGTTTCTGTAACGTCCACCGCCGCGACGACCGCGTGTCTCAGTGGCTGCTGAAGCACTATTATCCACACACCGCCAAGGGTGTGGACGCTTGGTTTCCGGCTTTGGTTGCCCGGTTCATCAACTGGCCTCCCACCCTGAAGCTCCTATTGGAGTCCGGCGTGGGGCTGGCAGCCGGGGAGGTGTGGAACCCTCATGCGTTCGAGGCGGTGATCGCTAGGCTCAAGTCTGCCGGCGAGAAGGTTTACACCGGAGCGTACATGATCTATCCGGGTAGTAGGGATGGCGACACCGCCGTGGCAAACAAGGAGCAGTTCCTCGCGCGGCAGGTCTTCGCCGGTGCGCGGGCTAACACCTCCAAGATTCGTCATGCCATCTGGCAGCTGAGCATAGAAAAGACGGTACACGAGCTCACCCAGAGCTACGGTATCTCTACTTTCATGGCAGGGCAGGTCGCCGCCGATTTGACTTACCTATACGATGCGCTGGACCTCGCCTTGGATAAGCGAACCTACGCACCTATGGGACCCGGCTCCATCCGGGGTCTGAACCGTATACACGGCTTTAAGCTAACGCATACTTGGCAACCTCACGAATTTGTAGAGGCTTTGATGGATATTCATAGAGATATTGAGCGCGAGCTGGGAATTATGGACCTCACGCTTCACGATGTGCAAAACATTGCAGCTTGTGAATATGACAAATACCTGCGTGTGCTCAATGGTGAGGGTAAACCTCGCGCAAATTACCGACCAGAAACCGCTTTTTGAACTTGACTTAACCCGTAAACCCGGCTAATCTATCGCAACAAGATAACGGAGAACTAGATGCCAATCATCATCAACCTGCGTGGAACGTCCGGCTCCGGCAAGACTACGGCCGCCCGGTTTTTCCTCAACAACTACACCAATATCGAAATGCGGCGCAGCGTGACCTCGCCCAAGGGCCGCACTTCATCTAAGATTATGGGTTATGCCATAGACGTTCCCACCTTGCAGCAGTCGCTGTATCTTGTCGGGGCGTACGGTGCCGTGTGCGGGGGCTTGGATACCATGGGCACTCAGGCCGAGCATGCCGATCTGATCCTCAAGGCCTACTCCGCCGGCAACGTGCTGTGCGAGGGTCTACTGCTGAGCTCAGTAAGCTCCGGGGCCACAGTCCCGGCGGCCATGATCGGGGCGGCCGGTAAGGAGCGTGTGATCTTTGCTTTTATGGACACTCCGCTAGACGTATGTTTGGACCGCGTGCGCGGCCGCCGAGCGGCCCGAGGCGATGATAAACCTTTCAACGAGACCAACACTCGTAAGAAGTATGAGGACACACAAGCCGCTCGTCAGCGACTTATTGACGAGGGCTGCCGTGTCGTAGACATCAGCCACCTCAACCCCGGACCCCAGCTCCTTTCTCTTTATCAGGACAACGAATAACATGCACTTCATCTTCGAAAACTGCAACGACGCATGGCCGACGACGGTTCAGATGATACAAACATCTGGAGTTATCCGTAACAGTCGCAACGGTCGCGTTTCTGAATATCCGGATCCGGTTACGATAACATACGAGCGTCCGTATGAGCGGGTCTTGTTCTGCCCCTTGCGCAACATCAACCCCTTTTTGCACTTCTTTGAGCCACTTTGGATTCTTGCCGGACGCCGGGATGTTGAGTTCCTTTCTAACATTGTTGGTCGTTTCCGCGACTATTCAGATGACGGTAAGGTATTCAACGCTGCCTATGGTCACCGGCTTCGTTACCCTAACGATCAGATCGCCGAAGCTATTAAGCGTCTAAAGCGTAATCCGGACGATAGACAAGTCGTTCTTCAGATACGCAAGCCAGACGACATTTACTACACGGGAAAGGACACCGCATGCAATTTGTCAATTGCGCTTAAGGTGCGTAATCGCTATTTGGACATTCACGTATTTAATCGCTCTAACGACGTTGTTTGGGGCGGCCCTGCGGGAGGTGCAAATTACCCTCAGTTTACAACCATCCAGGAATATATTGCCGGTCACGTGGGTTGCGGTATTGGCCGGTATCACCACACAACAGATAGTATGCACGCTTACATCGACAGCCCAGACTGGGACCGGGTAAAAGACGTTCAGGGTTATCACGACTTATACCTTTGGGACAATGTTCCGCCATATCGTCTTTTTGATGGTTTGTTGTTCCCTGAACTGTTTGATCAAGATCTGCAGTTCTTCTTTAGCGAGCGGGCTACAACCGGATACGCCACCTCTTACTTTAAGGATGTCGTTGGGCCGATGTGGGCCGCGTTTCAGGCGTATAAGCGTAGGGAGCAGGTAGATTTTTCCGCTATACGAGCCAGGGATTGGGCTTTTGCGGTTGAATCTTGGCTCGCGCGCAAAAATAAAGCTTGACTTTCTTTTCTGGGCCGCCTATATTGGGGTTACTGAGCCGCTGATGGCTCGGCTGATAACGGAGAATTAACATGAAGACCGCCCTTCTTTCCCTCATCCTCTCGGCCCTCGCAGTTTGCGCGGCTGTTCCCCTGTTCCTGTTCAGCGCTGGTCTTGAGATGAACTCACCCGGTTCTGGCGTCGCCTTCGTTCAGGTTGCCACATGGGTTACCGTCGTACTCATCGCCCAGCCGGTTCTCGTCGTACCCTTTGTGACGATCCGTGCGCTCGTTGGTGCCGGTGCTCGCCTGATCAAGTCCAACTAACAACTCAGATAACGGAGAACTACCATGAAGAAACTCACCCTCGCCGCCCTCGCCCTGCTCACCACCGTTGGCGGGGCTCACGCCGACGACTGCAACAGCCTCACGTGGCAAATCGAGTCAAACGTAGGCTCAATTCAGCGTGAAACGCGGAACATGGACTCTAACACGGAGATGATGAACGCCAGCATGTCCGCCGGTGATGTAAACTCTGCAAAGCTCTATGCGTCGATGAACAAGAACACCTCGATCCGCTTGATCGGTCTCGTTACCGAAGGTCGCGCTCTTCTGAAGGCTGTCGACGCCATGCCCGGAAACTGCGGTGTGCCGGACGCCGTGATTACGGAAGGCGTCAAGGGTAGCTATAAGGCCGAGAAGTCTCTGAAAACTGCGATCAACGCCTACAAGAACACCTTCAACTAAAGGATAACTATGCAAAACCTCCTGAACATCTACCGCGCCGGGTCGGTGCGCCGTTATCATACGGCGCTCCACCTTCATCCTCAAGACGTAGCCTCCCACTCTTGGGGTGTGCTAGCTATCCTTATGCATATTGAGTCGCAGCCCTCTGCGAACCTTATGCGTGCCGCCGTGTATCACGACGTCGGTGAGGTGATCACAGGCGATATCCCGGCTCCGTTTAAGTGGGACAACCCGAAGCTTGCCAAAGCTCTGGCGGAAGCGGAAGCCAAAGCCGAAGAGAAGCTTGGTGTGTCCTACACGCTTACTGAAAAAGAGCGTGTAATTTTAAAGATTGCAGATCTTGCAGAGCTTGTTCTGCGAAATGTTCAGGAGTTTATGCTTGGCAATCGTTATGCCGCTAAGATCATTCAACGTGGCCTCGGTGCTCTTGACGAGTGCTATGGTCGGGCCGGGGAACGTGCGGATGAGTTCATCCGCGAGCTTGAAAAGTACACCCACGAGATGGAGGACAACTGATGTCTGAAGCCGATAAAGTACAAGTTGGCGGCACGCACTATAAAAACGACGCGATCCCGGACCACTGGACAATCGTTTACGCTCTCGGATGGGACTATTTTGTGGCTACGAGCACCAAATATTTGTGGAGACTTGGCAAAAAGCATCCTACACTTGAAGGTCAGTTGCAAGACTTAGACAAAGCTATCCATTACTTGACCAAGAAGCGGGAATTACTTGCTGCGGAAATCGAGGCCGAGCGTCAGTATGAAATGAGCCTCGGTGGCCCAACATCTGGCTACGTTAATCAGGACCGTTGATGGCCCGCTCAACGCTCATCGTTGATACAGAGACCTTCTCCAACGTCTTTTTGCTTGCCGGCAAGAACGTGGAGAATGGTCGACGGTTCCATTTTTGGCTACACGAAGTCGGGCCAGACCCGATCCGTGCGCTGATAAGGAACCCCGATGTGACGTTGGTGACGTTCAACGGTCGCTATTTTGATATCCCAGTGCTCGCCGCTGCAGCCAAGGGGATGACCGAGAGGGAGATCAAGGACCTCGCCAACGCCCTAATCGACGACCGCATGCCGCCATGGACCGCCGAACGCAAGTACGATCTACCCCGCGTAACGGTTGATCACGTGGACCTTATGCAGGTTGCGCCCAGTTTTGTGGGTCTCAAAGCCTATGGTGCTCGGATGGGGATGCCGTGGCTCAAGGAGCTACCTTTCCCGCACGACGCCCAAATCCACCCGGAGCAGCTTGATGACGTTCTACACTATTGCTACAACGATCTCGACACTACTCACGAACTATTCAACCGGCTGCGCGAGCCGCTTGAGCTTCGCATCCAGATGAGCAAGGAGTATGGGGTGGACATGCGCTCCAAATCTGATACGCAGATGGCTGAGGCCGCCTTTATTAAGCGGCTGAACTTGAAGCGTGGGGAGCCCAATATCCCACCGTATGTTACGTACACCGCGCCCGATTACATTCAGTATCGTGATCCGGTTTTAACTCAGATCAAGGAGCAGATCGAAGCTCATCGCTTCCGGGTTAACCAGACTACCGGGCACGTGATCATGCCGGACTTTCTCAGTCAGCCAATCACTATCGGGCCGGGGACGTATCAAATGGGTGTGGGTGGTCTACATAGCACGCACGATAAAAGCGTATGCTATACCGCTGACGCTGAGTGGGGTCTGACTGACATTGATGCTGCGTCCTTTTATCCCAGCATCATGGTGCATGCTAACATGATCCCGAAGAACACGGGTAAGGCTTTTCTTGACGAGTACCGGAGGATTTACGAGCGCCGCCTGACCGCTAAACGCGTCGGGGATAAAACGACCGCTAACACACTCAAGATCTCTCTCAACGGCACCTTCGGCAAGACGGCAGACCGCTTTTCCCCACTATATAGCCCGGACCTGATGATCGCTATCACGCTCACGGGGCAGCTTGTGTTGATGTGTCTGATCGAGAGGTTCCACAACGCGGGGTTCTACGTAGCCTCCGCCAACACGGACGGTATCGCGGTCTGCTATCCCAACGCGGACCGAGGTGTATTGGAGCAGATCGTCAATGAGTTCTCAGCGGTTTCCAAGTTTGAATTTGAGTATACACCTTACCGCGTACTGGCACTCAAAGATGTTAATAACTATATAGCTGTGACGCCGGAGCGCAAGATCAAAGCTAAGGGTTTGTACGCACCACCTGACCTGCGTAAGAATCCATCGGCTTCGATCGTCGCCAAAGCCGTTGGTGAGTGGTTGAGCCGGGGAACCGCGTTCGAGGATACTATCCGCTCGGGCACCTTGACGGAGTTTTTGTCGGCTCGAAACGTAACCGGAGGAGCCGTTCAGGGTGAAACCTACCTTGGGAAGGTGGTTCGTTGGTATCAAAGCACCGATGCGTCACTTTCTCCCTTGACTTATCAGAAGAATGGAAATAAGGTTCCCAAGACCGACGGGGCAAGAGCCCTTATGCTGATAACCCAAAACGAAATACCTGAGGATATAGATATTTCATGGTACATCCGGGAGTGTGTTAGGGTAGCCAAGTTGCTAGGCTGTGCTCACTTTCTAACAACGGAACAGTTAGCCTGCGATCCCCCAAAACAAAGGAAGATTAGGAGTAAAAAGAATGGAAATTGATAACGAAATCCCTCACAAGGTTTACGTGGTTATGTACGACGCAGCGAAGGATCTCAGCGACGCTAAACGCTTTGGCGAGCTGGAAGCAGTTTTTCTTCGACCCATATATGACGACGATAAAATTGATCCCGTTGAACGTGCGCGATCCGCTCTGAAACATTATGAGGATGGTGATTATATCCTGATGATTGGCGATCCCATGCTTTGCGGAGTTGTTACGTCTGTTGCGTTGGAGTATTCTAATACGGAGCGTCTTAACGTGCTGCGCTGGGATAGGCGCAGTATGTCTTACAAACCGATGTCCTTGAATTTCACCTAAGAAAGAGAACGCTATGACCGATAAAGAAACTGACTGGAAGAACGCCCTGATCAAGGGTCCGCAAGCTCGCCCGCCCCGTATCGTCATCTATGGCGGTCACGGTATTGGCAAGTCTACGCTCGCTTCCAAGTTCCCAAACCCGATATTCATAAGCACGGAAGACGGCTTGACGAGCATCGACACCACATCCTTCCCCAAGGCCGACAACCTCTCCGAGGTTGTAGACGCTATCAAGAAGCTGATGAAAGAGCCGCACGACTTCAAGACCGTGGTGCTTGACTCGGTTGACTGGCTGGTGGAACCGCTGATCACGGAGCATATCGAGAGCTCGTTTGAGGCCAAGGACCTCGCCTATGGTAAGGGTAACATGCTCATCGCTGAGGAGTTCCGCAAGATCTTGCAGGGCTTTGATGTGCTGATCAAAAAGCGCAACATGAACGTGGTGCTTATCGCCCACGCCGCTGTGGTGCGCTACGAGAACCCGATGACGGAGCCGTACGACCAGTTCCGCCCCAAGCTGCCTAACCGCTGCAACGCTTTGCTGCAGGAGTGGGCTGACGTTATGGCTTACGCTGCGTTTAAGGTCATCGTCAAGAAGACCGACGCCGGGTTCAACAACACCGTCAACCGTGGGGTGACCACCGGGGACCGTCTGCTGCACCTGATTGAGGCTCCGGCCTATATCGCCAAGAACCGTTACGGCACGCCGGACACCGTGCCGATGACGTTTGAAGACCTGTCCAAACACATCCCCGTAATCGTCTAAAGGAGAATCAACATGGTTACTTTCAATTGGGACAACGACGACTATCAAGACAAGCGTCCTAACTACGATCCAGTACCTCCGGGCATCTACCGGCTGAAGGCTCTCGAGGCCGAGGAGAAGACGACCTCCACCGGCGGTGAGATGATCTCCGTGAAGTACCGGATCTGTGAAGGTGAGTACGAGGGCCGCCTGATCTGGAACAACTTCAACGTGGTCAACAAGTCGGCTCAGGCCGAGCGCATCGGACGCTCACAGGTCGCGGCTTGGGCTCGCGCTTGTGGTAAGCCGAATGCCAGTTCCACCGATCAGCTTCTGGACGCTCCGTTCTCGGCCCGCGTCAAGATCGAGGAGCAGGCGGGTTACAAGCCTCGTAACCAGATCAACGGCTTCTTGGCGGAAGCTCCCCGTCCCGCCGAGTCGGCAAAGCCCGCTGCCGCTCCCAAGGCTGCGACCGCTAAGCCCGCTGCTGCGCCCAAGCCTCCGATGGGTAACCAAAAGAACCCATGGGAAAATGACTAAGGGTATCTGTGGGGGCTTCGGCCCCCACCAAATTATTTTTGGGCGACCTAAAAATAACGCTTGACTTTTGCGCCGGCAGGCCTCATATTGGACTCAAGACTGATAACGGAGAACCAAGATGACCGACTTCTTTGACCACCTCCCCGAGTTTGAAATCATCGAAGGCCCGGCTCGTCCGGCCCAGACCCGTCAGACGTTCCCCTGCGAAAGCTGCGGCGGCAAGGGTAAGGTCGCCAAGGTGTACGGCTATACGCCGATGACCCAGCGCACCTACATGAACACCTGTCCGATTTGCAAAGGTAAGGGCCACTTCTTCACCTCCTACGCCGATCGTCAGAAGTCTCAGGCTCAAGCCGCTGCTGCTAAGGTTCGCAAGGCTGAGGCCGCCCGTGAGGACTTTGATACCGCCAACCCCGGCGTCCGCGAGTTCCTTATGGGTGCTATGAATTGGTCGAGCTTCGCCGCTTCCTTGTTTGAGAGCCTCGCCAAGCACCATAGCCTCTCGGAGAAACAACTTGCGGCGGCTCAGAGCATGATGGAGAAGGCCAAGTCTCGCGACGCCGAGCGCAACGCTAAGCGCGCAGCCAATACCGTGACGCTGGATGCCTCCAACATCCTCGGCATGTTCTCTACGGCCAAGGCCAACGGCTTGAACCGTCGCGCCCTGCTGGCCGGTGGCACCGAGGGTAAGCTCAAGGTCACCCCGTCCTCGGACACGAGCCGCAACGCTGGTGGTCTGTGGGTCACGGTCGACGACGAGTTCGTCGGCGGCATCAGCAAGACCGGCGAGTTCCAGCCGCGCAGCAACACCCCGGCATGGGCTAAGGACGCCCTGCTCCGCATGGCTGCCGACCCGGCTGGCGAGGCTCGCCTCTACGGTCAGCGTACCGGCGTGTGCTGTTGCTGTGGTCGCGAGCTTACCGACCCGGTCAGCATCGAGGCTGGAATAGGCCCGATATGTGCAGAGAAGTGGGGGCTCTAAGCCCCCATCAAATTATTTTTTGGGCAGCCTAAAAATAACACTTGACTTTTGAGAGCATCGGTGGCATATTGGGTTCACAACTGAATAACGGAGAAACAAGATGACTATCCGCACCGTCAAAGATGCTGACTCAATACATAAGCTCGTAGGTCTGTATGCCGCGCTTCAGTCAGCGCGAGTTTCGTCTGGATACTTTGTAGAGGACCGGGTAGCTGATGTTTTATCTACGTTATACACCGGGACGTTAGTCAAGCGGTTCAAGATTAAATCTCCTAATTCAGATAGAAAAACGAAACAGTTCGATGTAGCAATTCGTAACGGTAACTCTCTAGATGTGTTTGAAATTAAAACATACGCGGGAGATTCATTTACCTATTCTGAAGATACTGTGTTCAAGTCCATTTACACCGACTTGGAAGTTCTAAAATCCGCAAATCCCGGTGTTGATGTAAAGCTATACTATGTGTTTTCAGATATTGATAGTGAGTTTGCGATACGTATGAAGAAAGAAAAAGTTGTCGGTGTGATATCGTTTGCCGATATAGGTCTGAATGCAAACGAACTTATCATCGAAGGTATGATGCTAAAATTCAATAAGAACCTCGCTGACCTGTCCATTTCTGATAATCTCAAGAAAGCTATAACTGATGAATTCTCAGCGTAAATATAAGGTGATATACGCCGACCCGCCGTGGAACTTTGAAACGTACTCTGAAAAGGGACAAGTCAAAACCCCTCACAGACATTACGGTTGCATGACCGAAGCCGATATCGGAAAACTACCGATATCAGATATTGCTGACAAGGACTGCGCACTATTTATGTGGATAATAGACAGTCATCTACACCACGCGATGAAAATTATTGAGCAGTGGGGTTTTACTTATAAAACTGTCGCGTTTGTCTGGGCTAAAACCACCAAGCATAACAAATGGCATTTTGGGCAAGGCTACTGGACCCGTAAAAACCCAGAAATATGTTTGATGGCCACTAGAGGTTCTCCTAAAAAAGCTTCTTGGGCTGTACGTCAGCTTGTAGTTGCTCCGGTTAGGGAGCATTCTCGTAAGCCTGACGAAGTCCGGGAGGGTATTGTTCAGCTGATGGGCGATGTACCTAGGATTGAACTGTTTGCAAGGACTACAACTCCCGGTTGGGACGTATACGGCAACGAAACAGATAAATTTAAACCATGACCGACATCATTACACGTATCTATGACGCGATCAAGCGGGAGAGGCAAGGTTCAAAGTACCTTTCCCGGCTTGGAGCTAGCAGCTTTGGGCAGGAATGCCTTCGTCGCACGTATCTCAGCTGGAGGGGGTTCGCTTTTAGCGATTTCGACGGTCGCATGCTACGGCTATTTGAGACCGGTCACCTTCAAGAGGCTCGCATCGTCGACGATCTCCGTCGGGCCGGGTTTGCTGTTTGGGATAAGGATGAAGATGGTAACCAGTTTGGTTTTACCGATACAACAGGTCATCTTATTGCCAAACTTGACGGTGTGATCAAAGGCATACCCGGAGATGAAGACACACCGCACACTCTTGAAATCAAAACTCACTCGCGCAAGTCGTTTGACACGCTGATCAAGAAAGGTATGAAAGAGGTCAAGTTTGAACACTATGTTCAGATGCAAATCGGCATGTGGCTTTCCGGTATCTCTAAAGGTTTGTACGTCGCTTTGTGTAAGGACGATGAAGCTTACCATGTAGAATTTGTTGAACCCGACGAGGAGGTGCTTACGGCGCTTAAAGAACGGTTAGACACCTTGTTAACTGCCTCTCTTGTCCCGGCTGGTATTTCAGAAAACCCGGATAAATTTCCCTGTGCGTGGTGCGATATGAAAGCCGTATGCTATGGGTTGGATAAACCGGACCGGAACTGTCGCACGTGTGTTAACTGTGAGCCAATAGAAGATGGCGGATGGATGTGTTCGCTTACCTCTACCGGGCTTACCAAGCAAGAACAGGAGAAGGCTTGTGACCTCTACTCGTCCCGCCTTTAAGTATCTCACCGAGCCACGTAAACATCAGGTTGCCGCTCTTGAGAAAATGGGCGACAAGCACGCTTTCGGTCTATTCATGGACGTGGGTACCGGCAAGAGCTGGACCACGATCGCTGTGATGGGTCGCCGGTTCTGTGCCGGGGAGAGCGATCACGCCCTGATCATCTCCAAGAACGGAGTTCAGACTCAGTGGGTGAATTCTGAGATACCTAAACACCTCCACCCAGACATTCCCCGGCAAACGATGGTCTACCGTAATAGCGCCGCGCTTAATAAGCGCCTTGATGAGCTGCTGAGGTTTGACGGTCTGAAGGTTCTGGCTATGAACGTGGAGTCTATTGCCACACCCGCCGGGTTTGAGGCGGCGTCTCGTTTCCTCCGGGCGGGTAACGGTCGGGGAGCTATCTACCTTGACGAAAGCCAGACTATCAAGAGTGCGGGAGCCAAGCGCACTCGCGCTGCTCTACGCCTCGGCAAGCTCGCCAAGTACCGCATGATTCTGACAGGTACGCCCATTTCCAAGGATGTAGTTGACCTGTACTCCCAGCTTTCGTTTCTTGATCAGGACATTCTTAGGCTAACCCGCAAGGCGGACTTTATCCGCAACTATTGTGTGACGGTCATGACGCCTTACGGTGAAGAGATCGTCGGTCAGAAAAATGTTGAACAGCTTCAGGCTCAAATAGACCCTCACATTTTTCGCATCACTTCGGCGGAAGCGTTGGACCTCCCTCCTCGCGTCTATGACCAGATCCCGTTCGAACTTTCAGAAGAGCAACTTCATCTTATTCGGCAGATCAAGAATGACTATTATACCGCTGACGCCGCAGGTGAAGCCACAGTTAGCAATGCCGCAGCCGCTTTAACACGCATACAGCAGGTTTCCTGCGGTTTTCTCCCGCTTGATGACGGAACGATTAGGGAGCTGTCGAATCCTCGTCTAGACGCCTTGCTATCCCTTCTAGAGCAACGCAAAGGGAAGGCGATCATCTGGTGTCGGTTTAATGAAGATATCAAGCGTGTGTGGCAGTCTCTCAGCCCGCTGGGTGTTCACTACTTCGGCAAAACTTCTCCGGCAGACCGGGAGACGGCTCTCTCCGCGTTCATGGACCCCGACTCTGGTATCCGCTACCTGATCGCCAACCCAGAGGCGGCCGGGACCGGGCTCAACCTTCAGGGTATCTGCCAGACCAATGTCTACTACTCGAACTCGTTTAATGCTCTGTCTCGGTGGCAGTCAGAGGGTCGAACGTGGCGAGATGGCACACTCGGCTCCGTCACCTACTTTGACCTTGTCGCTAACCGCTCACCCGACAAGCGTGTACTAAAAAACCTCAACGACAAGAAATCTATATCCGACCTAAACCTTGATGAGTACCGGGAGTTAATGAAGTGACATTGGTTGAACTAACAGAAGCCTACATCCGAGCTAGACTTGATAACATGATAGCAAAGCCTGTTAAAAAGCCGAAGCCGGTTGCTCCCCCAAAGCCTAAGATAGTCGTTATGCCTCCCGTAAAAAGCAGCTTGTATGACGTAGATAGAATCATCGCCGCCGTCGCGATCGCATACAACGTCACACCCGAAGAAATTAGAGGGCGGAGCCGTAAGAAAAATATTGCATGGGTTAGACATCATGTCACCTGGGAACTGTATACCAAGCGTAGCGATCTATCTCTCGTAACCATAGCCGTAGTAACTAACCGCGTATGTCACACGAGCGTGATCAATTCGGTTGATGCGTTTAAAAAGAACATGCATCGATTTGAAAAAGAGATAGCTCGGGTTGAATCCGAACTCGCACCACCTCCCGTCGTCAACGGTGCGTAAACTTAGCCGAGGCTTCGGCCTCGGCAACTTCTTAGGTGAAACATGAACGTAAAAGATATAATCGAAGAACTAGGTGGGCCGGGACAAGTTTCTTACCTTACCGGAGTTAGCCGGACAACCATTTGGGTATGGAACAAGAAACTTTCCATCCCAGTACACTATTGGCCGGTGTTAATTGGGCAGCGCTTAAGAAAACAAAATCGAGAACTTACGCTAAATGATTTGTACCGGGCCGTAATAGGATACGGAGCAATGCGTAAAAGGTATCCAAGCAAACGTAATAAAGAGGACAGTCATGAGTTTGCTTAACCCAAACCAGCAATACTAGAAGGGGATAACTTATGTTAGAGTTTATCATCGGGGTCATGGTTGGCGCTAGCGTTGGAACCGCATCCATCTATTTCCTGATCCTGCGCGATCGTCTGAAAGAAGCGAACGAGTGGATCAATATCCTCAACGAGCAAGAGCGTCAGATTCGCGATCTCAACAAACCCAAAGCCGTAACCAGACTTACCAACCGTGAAAGGACTGTCACACTATGAGCCTGCACCAGTTTATCTCCGACGTAGAGTTCAATCGCAACTGCGCGTCCGTCATTGAAAAGAACCTCGCCAACCAGTGCGACCAGCGTATTGAACTGGCGAAGAAGCAGCGCGATGAAAGGATTGCCGAGGCTAAAAAGAAGTGCGCCGACGAGGAGGCTCTTGCCAACCGGCAGTACGATGAAACTCTCTCGCAAGAGACGATGTTGAAACAGGCGATTTCGGAAGAGTTTACTGAGATCGACAAGTCTTTCGAGCGCATGATCATCGGAGACGTTGACAATGTCTTATGATGTGTGGAACTGGATTTTCTTCGCCTTCTTTGTTGGCGGCAGCATCGGCGGGTGGTCGATGCTGGCCCTGTTCGTGATGGAACTGGTCGCGTTCCGGCGTGAGATGAAGCGGGTTGATGAGATGGACACCCCTTGATGCCGCGCACGGCTGCCAAGATTACGCAAGCTGACATTCTACCGCTTTCACCGCCACATGGATCACCGCTGATGAAGACTCCGAAAAAGAAGGCCGCTGCTAAAAAGAAGGCTCCAACCTTTGAGGCCGGGATGCTGGCACTGAACGTGTCGATTATCGCCAATACCGAGCAGGAGAAAGGCAACGCGATGCACCTGCTGGAACAGATCACCTCTGTCGCGCAGACATTCGGCCTCCACGTGAGCCCGACGCTCTGGTTGCCCAAGTCCTATCTCTTGGGGAAGCCCAAGTGAACTGGTCCGAATACTACATGGCTCCCCGCCTATGGGTTGCCCTTGGAGGTGAGAATGGCTGAGATCTCGGAAAAACTACGCCGCGCTGCAAGGCAAGAAGACGCTGGGCCGGGCGTGTGCCGCGTGCTGGTCACGGAGGCCAGAGAGGCCGCCAACGAAATCAGGAAACTGCGGGCCGCACTGAAATCCATTAGCTGCATGAAAGTGACGCCTGACGCGGAGATGGATCGTTTCACGCTGGCGGTGGCTATTGGCCTCGCCCGAGATGCCCTTGGAGGTGACAAGTGAACCTATCTAAACCAGTTAGCATGGACCTAATCGACAGGATTGAACGCACCATTCAATTCACTGAATGCAACAACACGGTGGACTTACTCAGGGAATGTGAGGAGGAAATCTCCAAGCTGCGGGCGGCGCTGGAACTTTGGCATCTCGCCACAAAAATCAACGTGACAATGGAAGGACCGCAATACATGGGCGTCAGCTTCATACTTGGCCGTCAGGCGTGGGAACGTACCCGCGCTGCCCTTGGAGGTGACAAGTGAGTACTGATTTCTGGGTCGGCCTATGGCTGGGCGTTGGCGCGGGCGGGCTATTGATGTTCGGCCTTGCTTTTCTTCTTTTGCGCTGGGTTGTCAGCGCGATTAACCCTTGGAGGTGAACAATGATTGAACTGTGGAATTCGCTTCCAGACTTGGCGAAAGCGTTAATCACGCTGCCAGTTGGTGTGATTTTGTTTGCCCTACTGACGGCTGATGGAGACTTGGGAGGTACAGGATGATCCGCGCTGACCAGATACCGGATGAGGTGGTGAAGTTGGCTCTATCGGCCTACAAGCACGCCTCCAGTGATGTTTACACTACCGAAGAGCATGACATGGCCGAAGCCATCGCTGCTGGCCTGAATGCGTGGACGGAAGCGTGGACTTCAAAAGAAATGATTGGAGGTCAACCCTATCTTCTCCTCCCCCTTCCGCAGGAGAAAGAATGACAAGGCTTGAACCGCCGCGTTAGCTTCAGCCAAACACCGACATAACACCCGCGATGGGGTCGCCGCGCTCCTTGATTGTGACAGCAAACGGACCTGTGTTCACATTGGTCGCGACGACCCCGGATAGCATTACTGAGTAGCCAGACTGCGTCGTGGTTGATGCCACTGAGCCGGCATAGAACACGCCCGCCGCGTAGTCGTCGTTTACATATGTCGTCCCTCTACCTTCGGCAGCCGCAGAAATGACGATGAACTGCCAAGGTTCACTTTGCACATCAAAGGCACCCCCGGAAGATCTTGATTGGCCGAATACCTCACTGAGGCTCGAGTTGCTGTATATCGAATAGACCTGGATGGCCGTCTCGCCGCCATCGGTGTCAAAGCTGCACGTCACGTTACCCGATGCCCCGGTTGGGACTTCCGCCCACCCGATCCAACAGCCTCGCTCACGCCACAACGAATCATTACCCGACATCACACGAAGTTTCGCGTTTATCCCGGCGATGGTTAACTTCGTCATCTGAGCCGCTTTGTTGATCGTCTGCCCAGCAACCACAACAAGGCGCTTGCCCTTCGGTGCCGGGCCAAAATCCACGGCACTAAAACTCTTGGTAAGCCCTGTCTTTGATGGGTTGTAGCCCCAGTGCCCAGTGTAAAGCTCCGGGTATCCAGTGGTTAACCCAATCACCTCGCACATACACATCTGCTGGAATTGAGCGGCGCCGCTATTCGCGAGTTTGAAGCCAACTGTGCCGAGGCCATTGGCCGAACCAAGATTGCCATTTGTCGCGACGGCTGCCGTCAATGTGCTTTCAGAGAAGAAAGAGCCGACAACATTGAGGTTCTGTGTCTGCCACGAACCCTTAGTTGCCTTGGACTGTACTGAAGTGACCGCGCAAATGTATGGCCTCACACTCGTCGGGACAAAGAACCGAATCGCGTACTCGGATGTCGAGAGCGCCGAAATGCCGCCACTGAAGCAGGTCGATGGCGCCCAGTCGCTTAACCCTGTCGGATCTCTGCGGCCGCCAACAACCGGGTTGATCGTGGACACATCCTTGAACCACCAGCAGTATACTGCACTCCCCACCATCTGGACCGACGAACCCCAGCCGATAGTGTAGTTCAACCCGCCCTTCACGTTGCCCCACGCGATTTGCGACCGCTCGCTCTCGGCCACAATACGCATGGACGTGCCGTTCAGTGTTGTGGGTGGCTCATCTGTAATGTCGGGCAAGACTGTGTAGTTACGCATTACGGCAACGACGACAATCTCAGCCCCCGCCGGGGCCGTCACAGAAATGCTCTTCGCCGTCCCGCCCTTCAATATCGCGCTTTCCGTCGTACTGACAAGCGTTGGCCGGCTATAGGACGGCTTAACCGCGTCAGCTACAGGCTGCATCAAGCCGATTGACAGCGGCGGCATAGCTGCGGCTCGCCTTAAATCAACCGAAAGCCCAATAGCTGCGCCAACCGCGAAGGCACAGACGGATGTCAAAAGCTTCTTCATCACGCACCCAATGAACCAAAAACGCGCCAGACGTTGGCTGCAGTCTTGATAAGCGTCACGCCGGCGTAACGCTCCGAGATCTTCACCAAGCCACCTGCTGACAGTATTGTGACACCTGTCTGACCAGCAATCTTTGTGACACCTACACCACCCTGCGTCACCTCCACGCGCGTACCGTTCGGGAAGGCCACGTTCGTGCTGTTTGGAATGACAAGCGTCAGGGCGGTGTCCGAGTTCATAATGATGAAGGCACCACGGTCAGCCGCTGTCAAAGTGTAGTTCGCGGTCATTGTCTTGACGATAGTGACTGTGCCGGCTTGATCGACATCCAGGTTATCGCGGGCCGTTTGAACGCTCGTCAGATCGGCAAGGTTGGATGCCTTTTTCAGCGATGAGGCATCCATCTGATCGACGTAATCTTTCGTGGCCGCGTGCAGCCAAAAAGTCGGGTTCGCAGACAGGGTCAACGGACCCGTCATGGTGTCGCCAGCCTTGTTCACCCTGTTTGTGTCGGCTGCTTGAAATGCAGCGATTATGTTATTGTCGGCAGCTTTGTAGGCATTCGTTACCTGTGTGTCGCCCCAATCCACATATCCTTTAGGGGTGGCGTGAACAGTCTGGACAGGATCAGCAGATAGCGACAGGTGCCCCGTCATGGTGTCGCCAGTCTTCGCTACGTTGGCATTGTCAACCTGCAGGGCAACCGCATCAACATACGCCTTGGTTGCCGCGTGCAATGACGCCGTGGGGGAACCAGACAGCGTCAACAGGCCCGTCAGTGTGCCGCCAGCCAGAGGAAGCTTCGTATCGGCGTATGCCTTGGTAGCAGCGTGCATGGCAGCCGTGGGGGCGCCCGAGAGCGTCAGCAAGCCCGTCATCGTATCGCCGGACTTATTAACCTTGCCAGCAATAGCAGCCTCAGACGCCGTATCGCCGACCAAGTCAAACCTACCGTTCAGGCTGTATATCAGCAGCTGCCCGGCTGCTGCTGTGGTGGGCGAGCCATTGATCTTCGTCGTCCAGCTTGCGTCGACTGCACCAGTGTTGGAAACAGCAAAATAATCACCAACCGAATAAGTGCCGGTCAATGCATACGGCTTCGTGACATCTACAGTACCGATGTAGCCACCGTTCAGCGGCAGCAGGGAGTTGTCGATCTTGCCCTGAGTATTGAGCTTCACAACCTTGCCTGAATATTCTGGCGAACCGCCGACAGTTGTCTGGTAAGGCCCGGCATCCACATACTGCTTTGTAACAGCGTGAAGCTCGCTTGTGGGATCTCCCGACAATATCAGCGGACCCGTCATCGTATCGCCGGAAGTGGTCACACTCCTCGCGTCGACAGCATCAACGTAAGCCTTGCTTGCCGCATGAAGGCTGGATGTGGGTGAGCCAGACAGCGTAAGCGGACCTGTCATGGTCCCACCAGACAGCGGCACCATGCCAGAAATATTTGATGAGAGAGAACTCACGGCAGCATCCATCTGCTGCTTGGGCACAGCCTGCAGGGCGGAACTCGCGTTACCGGAAAGGAGCAGCGCACCCGTCATGCTGCTGCCAGAGATCGACACTTTTGCATTAAGCGCAGTTTGAGTTGCGGCATTGATCGTTTCTGTATTCCCGCCGGCATATGGAAGGGATGACCACCGGGTCGACCCGTTGCCAACTTTCATCCTCACGTCGCTTGCTGAAATCTGCTCAATACCAATCTCGCCATCACCCAGAACGATATTGTTTGCTGACCACTCGGCGGGTGTACCCACCAACTGGCGCATACGAGCGTATGATGTAGCCATTTGTTTCTCCTATCAGGCAGCTGGTTGACCGGGTGACCCGGCGGCAATGACTTCATAAGACGGGGATGACGGTGAACCAGCAACTATCAGGTCCGCCGAAGGAGAAGCCACGCTTCCACCCAAAAGCCAGTCGCCAGTTCGCTCGACAATGCCCTTCGGCAAGGTGTTGGAATCCATCTCGGCTTGGAAAGTGGCCCGCATGTAACCAATGTCTACAGGCTCAAACGATATGTCGCTGATGTATCGGATGAAGTGTGCGATCATTGTCTGCTCTCTCAAGCCAGCCTGATCGCTCATAAGGTTCATGTAATGCCAGTCATAGCCATAAAGGTTGGCCCATGACTGCCACTCCCACACCTGCCTCATGCTTAAAACAAGAGACAAATTGAAAATATACTTCGGGGTCGCGGCCATCTTCCTCTGCCGCGCACGCCCGTTTTCAAACGCCACCTGAGTGACACCATAGTCAATGTCGTAAGAGTATCCATCTATCTGTGGACACGGGAGGTTATTGGGATAGTCCATTACACAGCCCCCAGGTAGCCAACAACCATAGACGGAGAATACTCAACCGCTATCGAAGCCTCAACGTGTGTAGATGAAAGCGCAGAAACTGAAACAGAAGACACCACCCTGACAAGAACTGGCGACTTGTCCTTGCCCTGGAGGCCGGCCAAATACCCCGGCAGAGACATCCAGAACCAGTCGAACCCATTCTGCCGCATCCAGCTTTGCCAATCACCAAGCTGTGACAATGTCATCACGAATGACATGTTCACGACCGTTGGCATCGTGTCGTACACCCTGCGCTGCGCCTGATGATAGGATATCTCTGAACGGATCACGCCCATAGAAACTGTATTGGTGAAGCTACTCACCTGTGGGCATGGATATTTGTCTGGGTAAGTTTCAGCCATCACTGCACCAAGAACGGCATCGCGCCAGAAAACACACTGTCATCATAATTGATCGCCTCAACCGTAACGGTGTTCTCACCAGACGGCCGCACTGCCGTAACCACGAAATCACGAACTATGTTTGCCGCCGTACCAAAGGCAAACGATGTGTATTCGTATTGGTTGTCCGTATTGATCGTGGTTGGCGGGTTGCCCGGTAGCACGACAATGTTGGGCTGGCTTCCCTGAGACACCATAACGGGGTCCGTGGCGCCACCTGTCGGCGTCCGCAGCATGATGTACTTGGCACCGCCAGACCAATCCAAGTCATGATCCAGCAACAGCCTGTTGCCGCTAACAGCGATCACCAGACCGCTGTCACCCCATTTCGGGACATTATGGGAAATGCCAATGCGATCCCCCATCTGGAGGATCAGCCCCTCCAACTCCGTATCAAACGTAATTGTCTTCCTCTGCTTTCTGGTCCGCTGCCAAGTGAGCCGGGCGTACTGGCTCGCATGATCGCCATCAGTAACGCCGTCCAGAATGAATTTCTCAGGCCGCAGGGCGGCAGCCGGGTATGTAGCGTAGGCTTGCCTGAAATCCCTCGGGTCAAGATACTCCATCTCAACGCCGTCAGGGGCGCCCTCCTCATCGAAGGAGTAACCCACATTCATGCTGCCACTGACGATGTTCGCGTCGGTAAACAGCATCGACCGCATCGGCTTGACCCCGTCTTGGGCCAGAGACATCATGTTCCCGATTGGCAGCGGCTCCGCGGCGAACGGTATTGTGATCGTGCGAAGAGCATCCCACACAGTTGTTCGCTCACGGAATACATGATTGAACTGGTAGCTTGCCCAATCGGAACGCGCCTTTGACAGCGTGTCAATGTCAATCTCAGAACGCGGCCTGTCCGCACCATATTCCGAATTCAGGTAAACATCAGTAAACGCATCCGCGCCGTTGCGGCTCGCGACTTCCGTGCCACCCCACGGCGGCATGAGGAGACGTGTAGCCTTTACCCTCACCCGGATTGATGCGTCCTGGCCCAGCCCCTGCGATGCCTTGACCCGGCAAGCCAGAAGCGTCAAGTCTCCGTAAACCGGCGCAGTGGTGTAATTGGCGAATAGCTTCAAGCCGACCCATACAAAACGGTCGGTTCCATCCTTTGCATTCGGGGCTTCGGTGATGCGTGTCACTTTAACCGCCCAACGCGCTGATCTTGGCGCCGTAACCATATACGACCGCCGGATTGGCGCGGTTATGGCCGTCTTGTTCTTCTCATAGACACTTGAGACAATGATGTTATTCATGTCGGGTCCAGTTACGACAGTGCTATTGACTGTCGATGCCGTCACCGTCTCACTCAGGACAGCGCCAACCTCATTGTCGTTATCGTCAAGTTCAACATACTGTATTCTGAATTTGACTGTACGGCCCTTGAGATCTGCGTCACCCTTGTCCGGGTCCGTGCAGCCACTCGGGAACATAAAGTCCAACTGGAATTTGCGCCCCTTCAAGCCGGGCTTGCACGTTGCGAAGTACCCGGCGGTGTCATTTTTCTCGACGAACTCCTGGTTGGACACTTCTGGCGACGAGACGACATTCTCATGGAAATCGCCACCCATTGCGTCCGCTATGACGCCCATCTTGGAGCGGTGCTGAGATGGGCGGAAGGCATTCCACTGCACGACACCGCCGTCGATTGTCTTTGTCTTCGTGTCGCCCACATAGACATCGGTGACATTGATGTCACCCTGCCCGACACACATCAGAAGGTCGAGGTACTGTATGCCATTGTATGGCTGACCGAACGAGGACTGATCCCACATATACCATGTGTATGGCTGCGAAATGTAATCTGGCGTGGTCAAGACAGTGCCGTATACCACCGGAATTGGCATGCCCACTTTGGCTGCATTCTGCTCTGATGCGATGTCGAAGGTCGACACCTTTCCGGTCATCTTCGAACTGGTGTCCTTCGGCATGAAGGCACGCATCGCGAAGTAACTGGCGGCCGCCAGGGCGGCACTTATCAGGAGGCTCACGCCGATGGTCGTCAGGGAGACAGGTTCCGCCGGCATGAGCGCAATGATAGCGACATCAGTGTCGGCAACCTCATAGTCCAAATCATCCAAAGGCTTTTCAGCGCCGTTCACATAGAAACGGATCGGCATCCCAAATCCATGCGGATACTCCGATTGAAGCCAATCAATCACGGGGGTTCCAGCAGATAGGGGGTACACCTCTCGAGTATGAGGCGCGAGCGGATTTCTGAGGAGTACTAAGGATGCCATCGATAGAACTCCGTCCGGGGGTAAATGCCTACAAATCTGGATAACGGCTGCCAAGCAGACCCGAAGCCACGCGAGGCATGAAGAACGCCACGCGCAAAATACACACCGACATGGTGCGGCCTCATGTTGCTCCCCACCACCGCTATATCCAAGTCGCCCGGCTGCTCGACCAGAGTTGACCGGCCCACCTCAAGTTCCCCCCGCAGCGCGGCGGCGATGGCTCTGGACGCCGATTGCGGACCCGGCTCCGACTGATACCAGTCTGGCAAAACGATACCCCTGACATCCCTGTAGACAGCCGCGACGAGGCCATAACAGTCGAACGCATCCGGGCCTCGGGCACCCTCGCAATATGGAAGGCCAATGTACTGGTTCAAGTTCATCGGCGAAGACCTGGGAAGATGTCATAGCGATACATGTTGTAGGGGAAGGCCCGGTTTAACACATCCATGCGCGTTGCCGTCGCAGAAACCGAGTCTCGCGTCATCTGGGCGCCCGTAACAACCAAGGACATAGCCGGGTTGTTTTGCTGCTCAGTCCCTTCACGATCCAAATAAACTCTGTAAGTACAGCGGATAGGCTCACTCGGATCAGTGATGGCAAGCTCAAGGGGGTCGACGAGTTCCCGCCCGATGTTTGCGAGGGTCAACGCCATGTCCTGCTGGCCCGACTTGTCGACCGCAGGGAGAACAATCTTGAAGGGAACCGGGGCAAACGTGACTTGGGCGCCACTCTCAAGCAAGAACCTCCAGGGACGGGTATCATTGGTCAAGTAGTACGCCCTGCCGAACTTGCTGTGCGAGAATGTCAACGTCTCAATATACCGGGTCGTCGTCGGCGCGGAGGCGTAGATAAGCTTCAATGAGGAGGAGATAGCCATGTAAATCACCACCCTGCCGCCGCCGTTGAGGCCCACCACGCGAGGCAGGCCACAAGGATGAATGTCAACGGAATCTTTATGAATCCGAAGCCCCGGCCGAGGCAATACGCAAATCGAGTAACGGAAGTTTTCCTCACCTTCCGGCCCTCTTCAGACCGTAGCCCGTCTCAAAACCCTTGGAGAGAGGAGATCCACCCCGCGCTACGCGGGCCGCAAGTTCCTTCTCGACCACGTCAATGTCGATGCCGCCATCTCCATTCCGCCGGGCCGACACATGCGACCCGGTATAGTTGTTGATCTTCACGTTCACCGGGCTGCCCTCGACGCCCAGCCGGCCATTGCGGCGGGTCAGGGGCATGATCGCTTCCGGCCCGGCTTCACCCATCAGGCCAGTTCGGCCGCCGGCCATCGGGAAAGCCACGGGGCTGGAGACAACGCCGCCGGAAGCAAAAGCCTTGATCTGCTTGCCGCCGGCGAACGCGCCGCCATTGCCGTAGACGCCGCCAAAACGCTGCAGCAAGGAACCAAAGCCGCCGCCGCCAACCCCGCCAAGCGCCGTCTGAATCGCGTAGAGGATGGTTGCCTTCACGATCATGGCGGTGATCTCCTTCAGGAAGGTAACCGCGAACTCCTTGAAGGCGTCTTCGGCCGACTTCGTACCCTCGACGAAGGCCATGAAGGCATCCGTCAGGCCGCTCGCCAATTCCTCCTGAATCGACTTGTTGATGTCGCGCACCTGTTCGTAGAATGAGTTCAGCGGCTCACTCGTCGACTCGATGGCCTTGGACATCTCATCCCACTTCTCCTTGAAGTTCAGTTCGTCGATCTTCGACTGGATGCCGTCGATATAGGCGACCGCCTGCTCCCGCTGTTCTGGCGTCATCTGCGAGTTGAAGCGTTCGAAGTTCTCCGTCGCCTCCTTAAGCTGGGCATTGGCCCTCTCAAGCGGGGTGACACCACGCTCAATAGTCTCCACCCAGCTTCTGTATTCCGAAGCCGCCTTCGACGCGGCAGCCTCAGATTGGCGCATCAACTTTGCGTTTGCTCGCTCCGCGTCCCTCTGGGCATCTGCCGCCTTCTTGGCAGCCTCCTCAATGGCGGCAAGCTGCCGGGTCACGACACCCTCCCCGCCATTGTTCTCAAATGTGTCTGCCGCACTCGGTGGCGTGAAGCTGAAGCCCATTGACGCGCTTGTCGGCGGCCTGATCTTCGCCAGGGCGTCATACCTGGATTTCAAGGTGTCGAGGAGCGGGATCGCCTGTTCAGCAGAGGCATTGTTCAGCTGCAGCCACTTGTTGAACTCTGCCAAAGCCGCCGCCGCGGCATCCGTGTCGAGCGACCCCAATGCCCGGCCGAAGTCGTTGACCGGACCCTCCAGGGCCTTCGCCGCTTCAGCCGTCAGGCCGAACTTGGTCTGGAGGTATTCAGCCCGCTTGGCGGCCTCATCCATCGGCTCGATCAACTGACCGAACACGGAATTGCCGATGTCAAAGTTCTTGAGGCTGTTGGCGACGATGCTGAAGGTATCAGCCGCGCCCAGCGCATTCGCATTCAGTTCTGCAAGGGCGGCCGCGTCATCACGGAGAGTTGCGGCAATGTCAGCCGCCGCCAGCTGCTCCTTGGTTGCGGCGATATCCCTGATGATCTCAGCGTGCTTCCCATATTCTTCAGTGAGGTCGGCAATGCTCTTCTTCGTCGTCTCCTGCGCTTCCGCGAGAGCCTTCGTTGCCTCCTCGAGTTCCTTGCTCCTATCGGCGCCGACGCTCATGCTGGTGATCATGGGACCGAAAATAGCAACGCCAGCACCCACGGCAGCGCCCAGCGCACCGAAGCCGGCAAGCAACTGAGGAAGCTGCTGGCCGAGGGCGCGGCTGACATCCACGCCGCCCTGAAGCTGAACTGCAAAGTCGGCAACCTGGTAGCTCGCGTTCTGGATCGCCTGCCCAGCGGAGCCAAACGCCTTGCCGGTCCGGGTGACACCCGTAGCCGCACCAGCCGTCTGCTTTTGCATCTTGGTGATCTGATCGTTCGCCGTCTTCAGCTGGACGGTAAGCGAGGCAACGTCTTTCGTCGCCGCATCCGTATTGAAAATCAGGTCATACTGAATTGCTGTTTTATCGACCATCAGCGGCCCCCGTTCTTTTGTCTTTCGCGGCGCTCACGTTCCGCCTTGCGTGCATTCCTTTGCCGCTTCCGCATCTGGTAGCCGCGGCGGGTCTTCAGGTTTGAGGCGAACTCACCTCGCGCCGAAATCATGATGACGGGTGTCATGTACTTGAAGCCAAGGCCCAGCTTTTTGCCAGACCTGTAAGTGAACCTGATCGCGGCCCTGGCTCCCCACTTCGCCAGCAGCGAATTGGCTACCTCGAGGAAAATACCGTTCACATTGTAGTTTGGAGCCTCAAGCGTCGAGGCATACTCAGCCGCCGACCAGATCTCGACAATCTCACCAGACTTCAGCGGGTTCATCGCCTGGATCTTCTGAAGCGATGAAAGCGCCCGCATCTTGCCGTTCAGGGTGATGCGGAGACTGTTGTGATAGCTGCCCGTCTTAACAGGGGCGCGGCGCCAGAAAGCCGCCACGAACTCGGTCGCGATCTCTACGGCGTAGTTCGTGCCGCCGGCCGTTGTGATGCCTATGCTGGCCGGAAGATAAAGCTGCTGGTTCGGGATGGCATCAATTGTCGGATATTTTCGCGGCTGCTGGTACTTCCTGAACGCGAAGACGGAGTAGTTCGATTTGAACCCCTCCCGCGAGGTGTACTCCATCGCCGTCTCGCGATGGACTTCGGCGATCTTCATCGGCAGATCACGCAGCAACACCGCTGTCATGTCCACGTTCCTGTAGACCGCCGTAGCCATCAGATATTGAACCCGCGGAGAACAAGTTCATCGCCTTGCCTCGGCCGCAGTTTTGGAGCCTTGCCAGCAGCCAAAGACTCCCGTTCAGCCTTTTCAGAATAGAACGCCACCCAGCCGAAATACTCGGCGACCGTCATCTCGCGGAGCATCCGCGTCACGGTCATCCCGAGGTTTTCGGCAAGCTGGTAGACGTTCATCTGCTGCGGCGTCATCCGTTTCCCTTCTCTCCACCCGAGAAAGCGTTGAGTTCCATGACAATAGGCATCAGCTTCATCGCCACACCGAAGCTGATGTCGCCCTCCTTGGCCGGCACGCCATTGATCGTGGTGGCCGTGCGGATCAAGCCGCCAGTATCAAGGATGCCCGTTTCCCTGCTGATCAAAGGAAGCCCGGCCTCCATCGACAACTCGGAAACCTCATAGACGTTGCCGTCGATATCTATCTTCTTGGTTTTCATTCTCTCACCTTTTCACGCTCACCTGTGTTGGGTGGCTGCCGGCGGAAGGTGAGCAACCCGCCGGCAGCCTTCACCGCCTCTCCCTTAAAAGAGGTGGCGATACCGGGAAGAGAGGCTGATTGTGCCAGTGTAGCCAGTCGCACCATCAATCGGGATGTCAACATTCAGGGCAGACAGAATGCCGTTGAGCATGATGTAGCCCTGATCGTTGCCCAGCTTGATGCGGAAGTCCCGCGCCTTGCCATCCTCATAGGCTTCCATGAGTTCCTTGTAGCCGGCATCCGAGATGTCGACGAAGCCGGCAATGTCTACAGTGCCTGAGCCAACCACCTGGGACGGGATCGTGGCAGTCGGATCACAGAAAGTTGCAACGCTGACGTTGCTTGTGCTTTCCGGGTTGAATGTGATCGACGAGAGGCAGAGGCACTCAAAGTCAGCGTCATTGTAGCCCCGGATTGAGGCACCAGCCGCCAGCGTCTGCGTTGCACCAACCGTATCCGATCCCAGCAACGTAAAGGACGTTCCAGTAACGCTGTCCACAATCCAGCTCTTGCCGTCCAGCTGCGGGAATCCGGTGCAGCCTGTGGCGCCAGAGGCAGGGATCTTCACCATATCCCCCGCCAAAAGCCCGGCTGTCGAGGCCACGGTAACAACCGCGGGGGCAGCTTTGCTGATTGCGGTCGGGGTGGCGTTGGTCGCAGTCGCCGCCCCCTTGAGGACACACACTTTCGTGCCCTTGGTCGAATATGCACTAGCCATGTTTCACTCCTGAAGGCTCGTTGCGGTTTTGCTCACCATTTTTCGTCACAGAGAGAGCCGATAGTTCATAGCGACACTCATCCGATAATCTTTGTCGGCCAGACCGCCGCTATCCTCTTCAACCGGCTCATAGTTGATCAGCGTCAGGTTCTTGTCGCCGTGCTCAAAGAGAAGCGGAACGATACCCTCGACAGCATCAAGGCAGGCCTTGTCGCCCACACCCGGCCGGGCGATGAAAATGAGGTTGATGAAGCCATGCTCAATGAACTGAGGTTTGCAGAAGTTGCCCTCATGCATTTCGCTGACGAATATGGCCGTGAACCAGACAGGGTCAGATGGCGTCACGCTTACGTTGACCGTGTCGTAAAACGGAATGCCGGTAACCGCCGACACTTCGGCGCACCACTTTCTGACTTTTTGCCTTACATAGCTGGAGGACATCAGTTCGCACCCCGAACGTATACTTTCCAGCCGATGACCTCACCATTCAGGTTCACCGGATGAACCGCATCAGCAGTGTGCCGAACACCTTGGACAATGAAGCTGTCGAACTTCTCCGGTGGAACGAGCGCCTCTGAGGCCAGCACCGTCATGATGACGGCATTGATGCCGTAGGCGTTGACGATAGCCTCGTCCTTGACACCGGCCGTCCTGAAGCCAACGGTCAGCCGCGCAGCCGAACCTTCAACTTTCGCCCGCTCCCAAGAGGCAGGAACGCCCAGATCCGCGACAGCCCGCTCAAAGGAAGACTTAATCGAAGCGAATTGGGACGCGCCTAGCATGTCGTCCTCCGATAGGTATCGAGGATGCCGCTATATGGACCCAACACATTTGCATTATTCGCGCTCGAGGAAGTACCGCCAGAGTTATTGTAACGTATCGTCCCGACATCGGGGATCGTCACACTGTCGATCACGCCGGCGGCGACAGTCGTGCCGCCAGACATAGACGGCCACACGCTGTCGAATACACCCCAGAGGGCAAGCTCCAGGTCAGGCGGCAGCACCTTGTAGCCGCCGCTGTAGGCCACCTCAATCTCCTCGGAGACAAAGAAATTGGCAAACTGGATCAGGCCAGTACGGGCATGAACCTTCAAGTAGGGCAGCGGAGTGCCGCGCAGCTTGATGATCGCCTCAATCGGATAGCGAGGCAGGAACAGGGTGTCGCCCTCATGGTAATAAAAGAAGATGACATCGGCACCATAAGTAAACAGGCGATCACAGTAACGCTGCGCGATCATGAGCGCGGCGTCCAGTGCAGACTGCAGCTGGACATCTTGCTCGTTCCCAACGATCCCGAGCCTCTTTTTTGCCGTCTCCAGGTCAAACATTTATCGCTCCGCTCCGAGTGGATAGGCGCACGAAATTGCCGATTTGAGAAGCGCATAAGTCGCTTTTCTTCATCACTTTTCCATCCGCCCGCGCCCAGCAAAGGCCAAAGCAGCCGCCAAGGCTGCCGACATGATCTCGGCCATCTTTCCATCAGCCTTGCACTGCCCACCGCCGTTGATGATGTCGTTCGCGTAGAAGACGCACGCGCCCGTAATCGAAAGGCCAACGATAAGCTGTGAGGCGATCACGACCGCGACGAGGAAGAAGGCCGCCTTCTCCATGTTGAAGGGGCTATTGTCCATTACACGGTGCCTTTACTGATCAGTTCCGCGGCCATTCGATTGACCTCGGCCATGTAAGCCTCAAATTCCTCAACCGTAATGGTGCGGATCGTGACCTGCGGTGGCTGCTCTGGTTCAGGGCTGGTTTCCGGCGGCAGAGCCGGGGCCGCTTCGTATGCCGCCTCAAAGGCTTCCAAGAACTTGCGGTGGTAACCGGCAACAGTTTCCGCCCGGTCGGTGCCATTGATGATACGGCGGGCGTTCACCGGGTCGTCGACGCTGTCTGTGAAGTAGGTCGATAGGCGCTTTGACGTGAAGTCGCCATCCCGCATGCCTGAGTACATAACCTCCGCTGCAATGGCTGGTTCCAGCGCACGCTCCTTATTCGCACCCATCAGGTCGATGCCGAGTTTCCCGCCCATCTTGCGGTAATTGTCTTCCCAGGTAAGCTGAACGTAGCCACGTCCATAGTACGGGTAGTACGGCTTGCTCTGGAGATAGCTCTGGCCGCCGTACTCGGGAATCGGCTGCATCGTGTAGGCCGTCTCATGGTACGCGGTGGCGAAGCAATAGCTGATCCATCGGCGGTCGGGCCAGTTCTTCTCGTATTTCGCCTCGTAGGCATCCAGCATGTAGTTCATGCCGTCCACCTGAGACTGTTTCAATGAGCCGCTGAAAAGGCTAGCCCGCACCTTGGCGAAAAATGTGTCGCGGTTAATCATCACGCACCCCCAGTTGTGCCTAGACCCGTCTCAACTGCAGTCAGGCGAGTTTCGAGATCGGCAATCTTGTTGTTTGCCTTGGTGACAAGACCCTTGAGGCTGCTGATCTTGGTTTCCGCAGCCTCCAGCGTAGTCGCGAGATTATTGAATGCCTCGGCTAGTGCCTTCTCAAGATCCAAAGCTTTCTGCTTCAGCGCGGCAACATCTTCCTCCATGACGTAGAGGTTCGTTCCCCACACCGGAGACGCTGCGTTGCCGCTGGAGAGGAGAGCCTGACCAGCCGCGCCGTACTTCGCCCCGTTGAAGGCAAGAGCGCCCTTAGAGTTGATACGCATGGCGTCAGTGTAGACAGCCTGAACGCCGTCCCAGACGCGGAACTCGATACGCGCCGGAATACCGGAGGCGGTCGGCGTGCCTTCAGCGACCGCCGTGATGGCTGCGGCCCGCATGAAGGCCGTTCCGTTTGAGGCGTTGAACTGAACCGTGCCAAGCTGCTCGCCCTGCGCCACCAAGCGATGCGTGCCGATAACGTCAGAGTTTGCCTTGCTAAAAACGATAGCCGGGGGCTGGTCGTTCGTGCTCCACCCGGTGATGGATGTCGTCATGCCGCCAATATTGTCGCCGTTGACCTGAAGGTTCGCAGAACTTTCGGCACCGTTCGGGCGGATCGTCGGGATGGAACCGCGCGAGCCAATGAGGACGTTGCCCACCTGACTGACGGCGAAGGGAGTTGCGTCGGGGCTTGCCTCGTCTTCAACAAGCAGCGCCCAGCCAGTTCCCTGCTGAGTGATGCGGAGGCCAGCAGAACTGTCATTCGCGTCGATGGAACGAACTACCGGGTGAGTGTGACCCGCCAGAGCGTAGCGGGCATCCTGCTCTGCCTGAGAAAGCTGGAGCTTGTACCAAGCAGACCACACGTTATTTGTGCGCGAGCGCCGATAGGTATAGGTGTTGCCGCTGCCGTCGATTGCGTAGGCGTGTACCGTCTGCGTCACGTTTGCGCTGTTGATCGCTTCCACACGGCCAACGCACCAGTCACCGACAGGTGCATTCGTGCCTGTGGAGCAAAAATACCAACCGTTCTCAAGCGCGTTGTTCCAGTCCGTGACCGTCACGGCGTTCGCGCCCAACCGCGCCGGAAGAGCGTAACGCGCGTCCTGCTCGGCTTGAGAAGTCTGGAGCTTGTACCAAGCGCCCCACGCACCGCCCTGCCTGTCACGCTGGTAGGTCAGCGTGTCTCCAGCCGTGGCGCTCATGTAGCCAAAAGCAGTCTGCCGCAGGAAGTTGGTGTCGATATTGTTGGTGTATACAAACCACCCCTGCAATGCAGTTGGCCTGTTGGCCCCGTCCCAAGTGCTGAACCAGCCCGTCTCTGTCGCAAGGTTGAGGTCCAATACACCGTTCCAAGCGGGACCAAGACGCGCCGGAAGAGCGCCGCCCTGCGAGGCAATCGTCAGCGTGTTCGCCGCATCGTCGTAGGTGACAGTGGTGTTCGCGCCAGCCTTAATGAGGGCGGCGGCGCGGTCGTCAACGGCCTCCGCGAAGTCCGTGATCTGCGCGGCGGTGTGGGTGTGAGCCGTGGGTGCCGCGCCGACATCGGCTGCGGTCAGGACAACATCGCCAACCTTAGTGTTGACACTCGTCACCGGGGCTGTACCGCCGGAACCGCCAGCCGGAATAAGATCGACAGGCGCACCATTGGGGTCAATGACGCCAAGCTGCTTGTCAGCAAAATTCACATAAAGAGAACCCGTTGGCTGTGAGCCAGCGGCGGGCCTTGCGCCAGCTACGCTGGAGCGGGAAACCTGAACATGAGTCTTGGACATGTGCCTCTCCTAATTCGTTATCTAACGGGAGATGGGGAGGAGCCGCGGCCCCTCCCCTTGGTGCTTAGAACGTGCCGCCATCGATGGGAGCGAGAAGCGCCACTTCGACCTGATCGAGTGCATCCTGCACGGTCGGGCCGGTCACGATGGTGTTGCCCGTGCCGTCATACGACACGTTGGCCGCAGCCACGTTCGCCATGCCGTAGTTGAGCGTCACAACCTTCGTACCATCAGAGGCAACCCAGTCCTGCTTGTTTGCGGCGACAGTGTTACCGGGACCAACTTCCGAGCCGGGCGTGGTGACGATCCAGAAGTAGTTCTTGGTCAGAGCCGGATCGACATCTGCGATGTTGGCCGGGACGTTGGCTACACCAGATGCAGGCGAGATAACGCCCGTCGAAGCGTCGAGCGTACCAGCGAAGATGATGCCGCCAGAAGCCATCGTGATGGCAGTCTGAAGTTCATTGATCGCCGGGACGATAAGCTTCGCGTTGGTGGTCAGCGTGGAAAGACCGCCACCAAGGATATCGGCCTTCATCAGGGCGGTATCGATGAACTTGTCAGCCGTGCCAGCCTCAACATCAGCCGTGACGGCCTTGTTGACCTGGAGGTTGCCATTGGCATCAACAATGATCGTGGTGCCGTCAGCAAGCTCAGAGGCATAGCCAGGAGCGACAGACAGGGTGCCATCGCCATTGTCGATGATGGTCGTGCCGTCACCCGTGACACCAGCAGCAGCAGCGCCCCAAGTCAGGTTGCCCGCGCCGTCGGTGACGATGGTGTCGCCAGCCGCGCCGCCCGAGACGAGAAGGTCAGCAACGGCGACAGCAAGCTTGGCGCCAGCCGCGAAGTTCTTCGTGCCGGAAGCAATTGTCTGGTTGCCCGTCAGTTCGACCTGACGCTGGTTGCTGATCAGAACCTTGCCAGAGCCGGTATTGCCGATGACAAGTTCGTCCTTGCCGCCGTTCGGCAGGAAGCCACTGGCAGCATAAGCCAGTTCGCCGTCGAGAAGCGTCGGAACCGCAACAGCGGTGCTTCCTAGGTTACGTTTGATTTGAATCACTGTAGACATTGGTATTCTCCTAGGATTTCAAGTTGCAACTACCCGGTGACTCCGAGTTCCTGATTAATGCTTCCGCATTAAAATTCCCCAGCACTGATCTGACCGCCCCACTTAACAACGCCGGCGGGGTCAACAGTCAGTGCATCGTTTTCCCCGAGAGGCGGCTCTGGCAGCGTCAGGCCATTGCTCCCGAATTCTGATGTCGGCACCAGCTTCAGGGTGCCGTCGATGGTGGTGACGAGCGCATTGTCAGCGCCAGCATTCACCACTCTCATCTGGGAAATATCCTCGACGGAGAACTTCTCTCCGAGCTTGAGGATGGTGTCGTAAGCGCGATCCTGTGTGCGGCTCATGGTCATGCCCTCGGATAGATTTTGAAGCTGATGGTCTTGCGTTCTTTGCCCGCGACGTTGCTCACGTCCTCAAGTGTGCAGTCGAAGGCGTTGTAGGCGGTCGAGCGGAACGTGCGTTGGAAGCTGCGGCCCACATACCCGTCGAAGCCCGTGAGCGTCTGGCAACGGAACATATAAGCCTCGTTGATGTCGCCCGGCGGCCACCCGTCGAGGACGCTGAAGTCCACGACCCAGCCAGCACTGCTGACGGCATCGCATCCGTAGAGGTAGGGCGGGTGCGGGTTGGCAGGGAGAACCTCGAATGTCGTCCCGCGCCAATTCACGGAGCCGCCGCCCACCAACGTCTCAAAGGACGCGCCGACGCTCCGCGTGTCGATCTTCTCGTTGTTCAAGACACGCGCGTTGCGGTTTCTCATCCGCCAGCCGACAGGCTGCGATGTCGCACCCAAGCTGCCAGAGGTGCCGTTATTGATGAAGCTCGCAACCACCGCCGCCTCACCCTTGTTATTCACAAGAGTAAGCCCCGGCGCTTGGCCCTTAGCGTTGGAGGCGGTGTTTATGCTGGAAATCGCGCCGAAGGGCGTCGTCGTGTCAGCGTTGCGGAAGGCGTAGGTGCTGATCCAGCTTGCGCCGCTCCAGTTTCCATTAGTCG